TGTGTCCCTTCGAACGAGTAGCCCTCATCCTTCAGGGGGATGTTGATGTTGTGGTCACACGCGTAGTTCCACACGTCCGGACACTTGTCGCCGAGTCGCAGCGAGTGCAGCTTGGCGACGTGCCACAGTTCGTGCATGAGCACGGTCTTGCGCACTTCGGGCAGCAGCGACAGGAACCATTGCGGGTTCCAGTAGAAGTCGATGCCGTTGGTGGCCGCCGTCGGGATGCTCTCCGTCCAGACGAAGTTCAGGCTACACATGATGGAGCCAAGGAAGGCTGCCGTCTTACCCAGGAACACCGCCGACTTGCAGCGGTCGAGCTCCCGGTTCAGGTGCGGCAGGTCCAGCTTCGAGGTGTCAGCGGGATCGAACATTATTTGCCCCTCCGGACACGTTCACGCAGGTGGAAGAAAATTTCGGAGCGGCCTGGCGTTTCATCGGTGACGTTCTCGATGAACCACCAGAGCGCCGTCGGCAGATCCAGTGTGTCGAGATACTCGATGGTCTTGGCGGTGCCCATCACGCCACCGCTTCTTCTTCGACGAGCGTGCGACCTTCACCCAGCTCGTACAGATTGACAGCGAGCAGGCCCACATCCTTCTTCTTCGGCTTGAAGTGCTCGATGGAACGCTGCTTCGCCTCAAAGAGCGATCGTGCGTAGACACCGGCCGCCTGCCCCTTGAAGTGGGTGACGTAGGCGTGATCGATCGGGCCTTGCGTATTGATGAAAACGGGGGTCATCCTTCGTACTCCGGTTTCTGCGTCACGTCGAAGTAAGCTGTGCTGATGACTTCACCAGCGAGCTTGAGTTCGATCGTGCGATTGTTGGGGTCAGTCCAGTGACCGTTCTTGACCGCAATGGTCAGGTTTTCCTTGAGCCAGCCGATCAGATCGGCCGAGTCTCTTTGCCTATCGCCAGGCATATCTATTTCCTTGGTTCAGAATTGGTGGGGGCTTTCCACCCCCTCGCCGGGTTATCGCTCACTGACTAGAGTTCTGTCGTGCACGGTTCACCTACGTGTTATCTGCTGGTACGTTGAGGCTGCACGCTCTCGAAACTTCCTCTGAGACTCATAGCTCCTACTTATTCAACCCCAACAGATAGAGCACAACGGGCCGCTACCCTTACGGGCCACCAGACACCACCGGACGACCTGCACCATGTCTTGACCTTCCAGGGATTCGGGCATGGCACAGCTTGATGCTCAGGAAATCAGCCGTTCAGATAGCGGCTCAGTGCCGACATCGCCTGGGCGAAGCTCGGGTGCTGGCGCAGTTGCGGCTGACGCACCATCACCGAACGGAAGAACAGGATCCGGAACGACAGATCGAACTTGTTGGCGTAGGTGCACAACGGATCGAAGTTCAGCTCGTTCACGCCTTCCATCAGGTGCGAGATCGTCGCCCACTTCGTGTTGTTGTCGACGGGCACCGGCGTGCCGTGCGGATCACGGATCACCTGGTCGATCTTCACCAGGTTCTGATAGACCTGCGTGAAGGTGATGAAGTCGACGGCAATGCCCGAAGTGAGCGTGCCGGCGTAAAGCGCAGCCTTCGCTTCGGTGACGTCGTTGCCTTTGATCAGACGGTTCATGAACTCCCACGTACGCGGGCAGCAGAACGTCTTCTCGTTGTGGTCCGGGCGGAAGTCCATCAGCTTGCTCGGATACTGCGACAGGTACGCGATGATGCGGCTGTCATAGTTCTCCGGCAGCGCCACGTCGTACAGCCACTCCTCGAAGTTCACTTCGAGCTCGAGGTGCACGACACGCGACTGCATGGCGGTGCTGAGCTGATTGACGATGGCCCGGTCCGTCGAGAGGTTGCCCGCCGCGGCGATCACGCATTGCTCATGCAGGTGATGCTGGCCGACCATGCGGTCGAGAATCAGCTTGTAGGCGGCGGCCTGCACGCTCTTCGAGGCCGAGTTGAACTCGTCCAGGAAGAGCATCCAGCCTTCCTTGCCCTTCGGTGCTGGCGCCTGAGCCAGAGGAAAGAGATCAGCGAACGGGGCGAAGCTCGCCTGCCCTGCCTCGTTGAACCGTGGCAGGCCGGACAGATCTTCAGGGGCCGATGTCGAGAGCCGGTGATCGATGACCTTCAGGTTCAGGTCTTTGGCCACCAGCTTCATGATGCTGGACTTGCCCACGCCCGGTGACGATTGCACGAACGGGACAAGGTTTGCGTAGAGTGCGTCGGTGATGAAGGTGCGCAGTTGGCGGGGGGAGCAGCGGTACAGGTTGGCTTCGGACATTATGGTTGATTCATGAAGCGGGCTCCGCAGCAGCGTTGAGCACCCGACGGCCGGCACGGAAGGTATCCCACTTCTGGCACAGGGCGTCGTAGCAGCTCAACAGGTCAGCCTTTGTCAGGCTGCGGAAGTCCGCAAGGGTTATCGAGGGTTTGAACTCATCAAGACCAAATCTGGCACGGGCTTTCAGCGTCACTGAATCCCCGAGAAAAACAGGCTGCATGGGCACAATCAGGCTGGTCTGGCGCTCAGCAAGGATGGTCTGGATCCATTCATCAGCCATCCCATGCTGCTCGTTGGTCCAGCGCCACTCCGGATGTTGCTTGAGCGTTGGCCGATGGAAGTACGACACGCTCACATTCGTGAACGAAGCCACCTCACCATCACCCATCACGCTGTGCACCATGTACTCGGCACCAATCGGCAGGTTGCGGACTGTCCTGAGCCAGCCCATCCGCCATTTCGGTTGCCGGTGACCCGACAGCAGCACGAGATCGCCTTCCTGAAGCGTGGGATCACCCGTCAGTTCCATTGACACGAAACCGGAGTGGCCACCGAAGGTGCGTGGCTGGTCCTGAGCGGCGTTGTCTGCCCCATAGATCCGGGACACACAGAAGTGCATCAGGTAATCCACCAGCTTTTCGTAAGCGAGATCGAAGTGTTGCGGGTTCATGGCTGCTTTTCCTTCCTCAAACTTAGGTTGAGGAGAAGTTTACGCAGCCATCCTGAGTGCTACTGTGGGCTTGCCCACATTTCCTGCCCGTGCTGCCCGCCTTCTCTGGTTCTTGATGTGACTCACGAGCTCCAGGTGGGCCTGGTTGCAGCACAGCCGCACATTGCACAGGTGATCTATCTGCTTCTTGCCGGGGATGTACCCGAAGTAGTGCGTATAGACCACCAGATGCACGGCGACTGTCTGGCCATTCAGGGACATGCGGCCGTAACCACCGCCCTTCCCTTCCCCACTCGTCGGTCCCTGCCAGACATGACAGGGTGACGGTTTGCCATCGAGCCGGAAGCCATGGTCTTCGACCAGTACGCGCTCCATGATCCGGTCAAGGATCGAAGCACGCCGGTCTAGGATCTCGGCGGTTTTCACAGATCACTTGCCTCCCCGGCCAGCAACCCCTTCTTGGTCAACATGTCCAAGGGGCTGTCGCTACCGTTGTAGTAAATGCAGCTGTACGGCTGGATCGAGTCGATCTCGATGTCATACATCCACCGGTGCATCGCCGCTACGAAGTCTTCCCGGCTCTCGCCCGGCAATGGCTTGGCCGAGCCAAGGAAAAGACCGTAGAAGTTTTCCCGTTCCCGGATGCCCTTCTCGTAGTTGAAATCGATGTACACCAGTTCGCCGGAGTAACCGACACGAATACCGGTCTTGTTCTCCCACTGGTTCTCATTGCCGGCCTCACGCTCATCGTCGTCGATGGCGTCCTTGAGCGCGGCGATGAAGCCGTATTGACGGACTGTGCTGCTCATGGCTGTGTCTCCGGAATCTTGTAACTCTCCACCGGGTACGGAATGGTGGCCAGGTGATCGACCCAGAACTGACCACGCAAGGTGGTCGTCACGCTCAGATCCGGGTTCAGCTTCAGCATGTCGGCTTTGAGCAGCCGGTTCAGCGCGTCGTCGTGTGCTTCCGACTGCCGGGGCTTGTACTGGGCCAGGCAGTGCGCCTGGATCAGCATCTCGATCTCGAGCAGGTTTTGCGGGGCAGCCCGCTGCGTAGTACTACTCATCGTTGTTCTCCTGCCGTTAGCACGAACAGCTGAAAAAGTTGCTCCGCTTGTCGTTCGGGATCTCGATGTCCTTCAGGATGGCGAGCTTCTCCCAGAACACAGGGTCGGTGCTCTCTCCTTCGAACGTGCCGCCGCGGGTGATGTAGTCACCCCAGCGGCTATTACCTTCCTCGTCCGGGAGATGGCTTATTGCCGTTTGGATCAGTTCTTCGACAGTGATCGGCGCCGAGTTGTAGCCGTTGCCTTCAGCACGGTCCGACAGGTTCTCGGCGTAAGCCTTGATCCACTCATAGGCCAGTGCCCGCGGATCACCGCACATGCGGCGGGCGTCGTGCTCTTCCATCGGGTATGGGTGAGCCATCATGCCTCCTTGCTGAAGTCCGGATGCTCCCAGACGTGGCGAAGTGACGTGATCATGCGCGGATAGACGACCAGCCAGAACTTCTGGCCTGCCTGCACAAACTTCGTGTTGGGCAGGAACGGATCGACCTTGCCGAGCGCCTTGACCTTGACCACTTCGCTATCGATCTCACGTTCGCCGGCCTGGTATGCCTTGCCGTTGTAGATGCCGATGTCGTCGTTCGGGCGAAGACGCTCGCCGGCTTCGATCGGCTCGACAGCCAGATGGATAGCGTCCCGTGCTTCGGGCTTGAAGTGGATCATGCCGAGCGTTTCGAGTGCGTCGGTGTGGGGACTACGTTTGTCTGCGCTGCTCATTAGATGTCTCGCATGAAATGCTGGTGGACGGCGGAGTTGAGCAGGCGGATGCCGATGCCCAGTTCCTTGTTCTGCTGCTCGATCACCGCGGCGATTGCCTTCGAGGCCACCGAGTCGCTGGTGTTCGGATACAGCGCCTTGTACTGCTGGTACAGGTCGAGCTTCGGGATCACCTTGCGCAGCTCGGAGACCGGCACCTCTTCCGTGTAGAACACGAGCGGCACCCGGCCGACGAACTCACGACGCAGGCCCACTTCCTTCAGCGCCTGGATCGTTTCCACTTTCTGGTTCGAGTAGGCGCCGGCGAAGATGAAGAGCGAGTTGTCGATGCGCACCGGCTCGTACTTGCCGTAGTCGGTGAAGATCGACGTGTAGCGGCTTTCCAGCGCAGTCAGGAACTCGTCCTGCACCATCGAGCGAAAGCCTTCGGTCGACTCGCCGTTGCGCTGGAACAGCTTGTCGAACTCGTCGACGAAGACGATGTTCGGCTTGTCCCAGTGCTCACGCAGCTTGCGCAGTGCCTTGGACAGTGAGTTGCCCGACAGGCCTTCAGCCGTCAGACCCGCTGCATTGACCTCCAGAAATGGCAGTCGCATGTCGTCAGCTATCTGCTTGAGCAGATAGGTCTTGCCCGATCCGCTCGGACCGGTCAGGTGGAAGTGCGGCCGGATGGCTCCTTCGCTCTCAGCGAAGACGCCCATCACATGCCGGATCTGGCGAACAACACGTTCCTGCTGCGGAAAAATCATTCCCTTACCCCTTGGTTCCAGTGTTTTTCAAGATCTTCGAGCCAGAGAAAACGATAAGCCTGCACATCCACAGGATCGAGCTGGCTGCACAGCACGCCAGCCTCATTGCACAGCCACGACTCCACATACGGGTACTCGCCCAGCCGGGTGTGAATCATCCGGTTGGCCGTCATGCGGTCTGCTTCCGTGATCTGTCCTGCCTTCTGTGCACGGCTGATTGCGTGGCACATGAAGCGCTCCCCACCCGACTGCTCGCCGTTCCAGAGATGTTGTTTGGCAGCAGAGAAAGGATTGATGCGCACTGCGTGGCTCCTTGGATCGCTAGACCCAGATCAATAAAAAAGCTCACCGGTGGTGAGCTGAATTGGTTGTGTATGGGAAGAACCCCAACACCCAGAAAAACACCGAACTGGTCGGTAATCCTTGCCGTTCAACAACTTCGCGTCCTGCAAATAATTCTAGCTAAAGGCTCCCTAAAATGTAAATAACTTCTCAAACTTGTTTCTAAACGTAACCGTGCAGGAAAGGTGCTGTAAGCAGGGTGAAGCCTTGATCTGCAAGGGAAATGCCTGGCGGTGAACGATCAGAGTGTTGTAAAAGTGGTAAATCACATGTTTGATTCAGGGTGAATCGTGCTAGGTACGGAACCGTCCCTTCAGAGATAAATATGAAGAACCGGCTGACCGAAGTCAGCCACCTATTCTTCAGCTCAATGCGTACTCAGCGTGCTGGATGTCTTGCCAGAGCGTGTCGTCCACCTTCCCACACTCAACAGAACGGCCCACAAGCTGACTCAACAGGAAGTCAAGTATGTTTGAGCGGGCAATGAGTGTGAGTTGAAGGTTGTATTGCTCACGCAGATCGTTGGCATAGTTCGGTAGACACCGGAAACAGTCATGGATGGTCATGATCTGGAACGGCTTCTCCGGCAGTGACTCAATCAGTCTGGCGATATCCAGGGAGTTGACGACCCCAAAGTTATCATTGCCCAGATGGTCCAGGATCCTGGCCGACAGGTAGCCTGATTGTTCGTACAGTCCCCATAATATGGAGACCATTTCGTTGTCACTTTCCGTGGTTGTGATGTGCTTCTTTCCGGCAAACATCATCTTCAGGTCGTTGATACGCTGCTTGCTGTAGTTGCAACGCCTGTTCATCTCCCGAACGATCATGCCGTCGAGGCTGTGAATGGTGTTGGCACCCAGTGACCGGCCTTCATCGACCGGTGCGTTGACCTTGCGGAAGGTGTCGAACGGCTCGTTGAGGAAGTGAACCGTTTCTTTCACCTGGCTCATGACCTTGACGTGCACGTGGAAGTTATCCGGCAGCACCCAGCTGTTGACCAGCGCCTCCGGATTCCAGATGTCGAGGAACACCTGGTTCAGCTCCCATGCGGCCGGGGCCAGTTCAGCCATGGTGTCGTAGAAGATCTGCAGCAGGATGCCTTCGCCGAACACTTCCTTGGGCACGGCCTTGGAGCCATAGAGCGAGGTCATGATGGCCTGCTTGGTGTCCTCACGCTTGATCTTGCCCTCTTCCCCGATCTTCTCGACCATGGCGCCATAGACGCCGGTATAGGCGTCAGCACGTGCGATGCGTTCCATCACCACATTGGTGACGGTGTCGAGGTATTCCTCCATGGAGTTGACCACGTTGCAGAGCTCAGCTGCCTTGCGGTCACCCGTCACTGCGGCGAGGATCTGCAGGCCCGAGCTGGTGGCATCGAGCGAGACCGGATAGCCCGACGGCTGCCCGGCCAGCGCTGCCTCATAGGCTTTCACGCCTGCGTAGTAGAGCGCCGGCGTCTCGGCCGTGGCCAGCATCTCGTGCAGGCAGTCCCTGTGCTGCTCGAACCAGGCCAGACGCTCGTCCCAGGTCTTCTTGTCCAGACCGTAGTTCGAGGCGATGTCGATGGCCAGGTATTGCATTCCGGTGAATTTCTGCATGATGGCTCCTTGAAATTCCGTTGATCCAAATGAAAAAAGCCACCCGAAGGTGGCTTTTCTGTGTTGCTGCGCTGGTTACTGCTACTTGCCGAAGATGCGGTGCTGGGTCTCCATGTGGCGGTCCCAGACCTGCTTGCTCTCTTCATCCATTTCGTCGTAGCTGACGATACGTGCGCTCTGGATACTTCCATTGAGCTTTTCCCACTGCTCAGGCGAGACCTTGGGGATAGGCAATGCTGCCTCGATCTGTCTTCTAGTGCGCCAGGGCCATTGCAGCTTCATCCCTGCCGCTCCAGCTTGTGCAGGCGTTGCTCCAGCTTGTTCTGGGTCTCGTCGTGCTGGTCCATGGTGGCCCATTGCTGGACGACCGCTGCATGCAGGCTGGCGACCTGCTGCTCGACAGCTGACAGACGCGTTTTCATCTGGAACAGCTCGACGTACAGCTTGCCTTCCAGATGGTCGATGCGGTCGAGCACCTGATCGAGTTTGACCAGCACGAGGTTCTTCGGCTCCTGGGTCGGTTCATGCGGGGTGTCGCTCATTGCAGTGCTCCCGATTTGCTGACACATCTGGCGTTGACGGATTCGCCCATGACCCGGATCTGCACCGCGGCCGCATCACAGGCCTGCTTGTTGTCAAACTCCTCGAAGGCGACAGATGAGCCCGAGTTCACATGGGTTACCACCATCAGTATCCAGACTGCTGAGGTCATTGTGGATAACTCCCGTCAGATTCGCATATTGTTAACGTAAACATCTCTTCTTGTTAGGGTGACACACAGTCACCTGTTCCTGAGTAACACCTGCCACACAGTCACCTATGACAGATTGTCGGCTGACCGTCTGACACATGCCACACAGTCACGTATTTATACACAGGACTGGCTGTCACCTGTAAACACCTGCCAGACAGTCACCTATTGATACGTGACAGCCTGTCACCTTTCCGATATGTGCCAGGTAGTCACCTATCCGGCTATTTCTGCTCATTCTGGCGGCGTTCCAGGTTCGCCATGAGCAAGGCTCGCATGGGCGGATCCAGCTTGTCCATGTCAGCCATGAGCTTGTCCATGTTGATCTGGGTCGAATTATCGTGAAAGTTGTTGATGTTGACCGTCAGCTTCTCGATGTTGACGATCTTGGCGCCGGCGAAGTCGCCCGTCATCATGACGTGTTTCAGGTCTGCCACGGCGTTGGCCACGCCTGCAGGCAGGTAGTCCCACGATGCAGCGGCCACAGGCCTGCCATGGTCGTCCTGGATGCCTACCTTCTCCCGCAGGGTGTAGATGTTCTGGCGGCCCTGCTTCACCTTGGTCAGGTAGCCATGTTCCTCCAGCACGGCCAGCTCACGCATGACCTGCCGGGTGGAGATGCCCGACTTCTCGGCGATCAGCTCGATACCAGGGAATGCCCTACCCGTGCTGAAGTTCGTGTGTGCCTTGACCACCGCGTAGACCGTGAAGGCGCCCGGCCCCATTTTGGCAACGTCGCCACCCTCGATCATCGAGCGAAAGACGTGAAACCACGTCGTCTCAGCCTTGAACAGCTCGAACTGCTCCTTCTCGTCAGGACTCGGAGCGGCTGACATCAGTAGCCCTCCTTCTCAGCCTTGGCGATCACCTTGTCGATCTCCTTCTCGACGGCCTCGGCCACGAACTTGTAGACGTTCGGGATGTAGCCCCAGTTCTTCATTTCCTTGAGCTTGGTCTGCACCCGCAACGGCATCTCGTAGTTCGTCTTCTTCCACTCGTCCTGCCCCGGCTGGTGCCAGGCCCGCTTCCTTTCTTCCCTGGTTCCTTGGTTGGAAGGTTCCTTGGAGACATCCTTGGAAGGTTCCTTGGCGGGTTCCCTCGGTGCCACAACGGAAGGCTCTACCATTGCACCCGTACTGGCTGCAGGTGCGGCGTAGCCTTTACGGACGATCACCGCGGAGTCGAGTGAGGGTGCCTTAGACATGGGCTTTCTCCTTCTTCACGGGCTTTTCGAACTTGCTGACGACAAACTGGGCCAGCTGTTCGATCAGAATGGCGCCGGTTCCCTTGTTGATCTCGTTGATCGTCTTGCCGGGAATCATGGACTGCCAGTAGCCATTGAGCTTCGGGATCGTATGCGGGATGACCGGGCCGATCGAGGCCAGCTGCCGCACGGCTGAGGCTGTGACGCCGGCACCGTTCGTCTCGTTAAGCAGGTAAAAGAACTTCGTACCTGTTGCCTCGCACATGTCGACCGTCGGCAGGGTAGCCTTGATGTCGCCCTTGCTGTGCTTGGACGGGATGATCACGAGGTCAGCTATCTGGATGGCGGCCAGGTTTATCTCGGCCACCTGTGGCGGCGTGTCGATCACCAGCCACTTGTAGCCGGCCGCCTTGAGCTGGGCTTTCTTCGCTTCGAGCTGGCTGTGGTTCTCGACCTGGGCGAATGCCGGTGCATCGGCTTCGCGGTCATTCCACCAGTCTGAGAGCGTGCCCTGGGGGTCCAGATCCATCGTGACGACTGGGCCTTGCCCCATGCCTTCTAGCGCCACAGCCAGATGGGCTGTGTGCAGGGTCTTGCCTACTCCGCCCTTCTGGCAGGAGAAGACGATGGTGTACATGCGAACTCCGCAATGGTTGGTTCAACCGTATACGGTAAACCAATCCCGGAGGGATGCAAGTATCCTGTGCAGGAGCGAGCGAGGGAGACTTCCAAGGATCCAGCGAGGGAGATAACCCTCATTCCTTGGAGACTTCCCTCCCGCCTTCCTTGCTTCCTTGGTTCATTTGAAGTGAATCTGCAGTCGTTCAAGCGCGTACTGCAGTGCGCTGCCGGCGCTCGGTGCGGGACCAAGGTTCAAAGTTTCCTTGGTATCACGGTTGAGCAGCTGCAGCGTGTTGTCGTCCATGAGCTCCAGTGTGCAGCCATGGCCGAGTGTCACACCAATGCGGCTCTCAGGTTTCTTCGGCAGCCGGCCGGTGCTGGTTTCCGTGAGTGGGTTGTAGCGATGCGGGTTCATTACTTCTTTCCTTGGTTACTTGGTTACTTGGTTACTTCGTTCAAAGGATCCCAGCGACGCGGCTGCGGCGCCGACTCAGTGCGAGTGACATGGCTGGTGTGCTCCGCGCAGAATCCGCAGATGCCGATCTGTCCGATCTCCAGCTCGTCACCGCACACGTCGCAGGCTTCCTGCATGTCTTCGAGTGTCGTCATTTCAGATATGGAAACAGTTTGTAGAAGGGCGCATAGCACTTGCGGCATGCCAGTCCACGGTAGTTGATGCAGGTGCAGCGCACCGTCGACCATTCCTTGCTCATGCCATTCGCTCGTTGATGGATTCAGCGATCAGGTCCGTGAGGTGCGCCAGTGACTCGTTGTATTCTTCAACGATGTCCTTGATGTCCTCGGGCCGCTGGGCGCCTTTGGTTTCGTGCGCACGCACCGCTTCTTCGAATCGGGCGATGGCAGCGGCTATCTGCTGTATGCGAACGCTCATTCCTTCCTTCCTTGGTTCAAAGGTTCCAATCTTCCTTGCTTACTTGCAGGATCCTATCGAGTGACTTCGCCATCAGCGAATTCGATGACGGCCTTATTCCAGGCTGTGCCCTGGTAATTGGCGTGATGCCCCTGGCAATACGTGCGGCCGCGTTTGCAGTACTTGTGCGTGAAGTTGAACTCGTTACCGTGCTCAATGAGCTTGGCGATAACATCCTTAGCTGTGCGGTCATACTTTTCGAAGGCCCGGACCCGACGATCAAAATCCGCTGCGGTTTCTCCATCCTTTGGTCTGTCAAGGTTTCTCCACTGGTTCTTGATCATGGTGGCCGTATCGAAGTTGACCTTGAACTTCACACGGTTCATGCGATTGATGTGGTCAAGGCACACATCATCGTCATGGTGGTTGTTCTTCAGGATGATCGAGCCGCTGTTCAGGAAGTAGCCCGACTGGCTGTTGTGCTTCACTTCCCGCGGCTCGATGACCATCGGCAACGGATACTGGAAGCGGTCCAGTTCAGCCTGCACATCAGCACTGATCGTGAATTTCACGATGAAGATGTGCAGGGTAGGGGACCAGTCCATCAGGTCAGCCATCGCGCACTTCAGCAGCAGATCGGCACATTCCTGACCCGATGCGCACAGGTAACGCAGGCAGCCGACCATCGTCGGCAGGTCAGCACGCTTGTGCAGGGCCATCTGGGCCAGCAGCTCGATGACGAAATCACCGGGTATGCCGTTTTCCTCGGCGTACTCACGGAAGTTCACTTCCTTGCAGCCTTCGAATTCCGCACGGATGCGCGGCATGAGCTGGTTCTTGCTGAACAGCTGCTCGAGCTCGATCTGGTGCGCAGCACGCTTTGCTTGGATCCCTGAATCAGACATAGCCCAGCTCCTCGAATTGTGTGGTCTTCTTCACGATGCGCACCTTCGGGTGCACGCCCGGACGCTTGTTGCGTTCGATGATCCAGTCAATGGCTTCTTCTCGCGTCTCGAAGGATCTGACCGCCCGGTTGCCTTCGCTCATCACCACGATTTCTTCCTGGTTGAGCGGGTTGGCGGTGAACAGATTCTTCTGCTTCTCGATGGACAGCATGTGATTCTCCTTAAAAGGTGCCCCAGTATTTGGGCATGTGGATACCGTCTTCCATGAACGGTTTCCACGCCTCATCGAATAGCAGGTTGCTCGACCCCCACATAAACATGAACGACATGTCCTGGTCGCTCAGTCCGGCCAATCCGCAGCCAATCCGTGTGACATGGAACGTCAGCTCCGGATGTCCCGCGGCATAGGCCCGAAAACCTTCGACGTACTTTCGGATGATGCCGAGTGACAACGTATTGAGCTTTTGGTCCTTCGTCGGAATGGCGAATGAGTTGCCATAGTGGCCATAGCCCATGCCCCAACGGGCACCGTGCTTCTTGTAGGCCACAGCTGCTGCGCCGGCGCCATGAATGCCAGCCTCGTTGGAACCGAAGACGAAAATGGTTTTGTTGGTCACGGCAGTTCCTTCATCTGTTTGACGACGGCATGCAGCGCGTTAAGGCTTTCGTGAGCCTTTTCTATGCCTTCGAAAGTCACGAAGCGCTGTTCAGTCTTCAACGGGAAATGCTTGCGGTTCGGATTGCCCATGTCGGGATAGCCGTAGCTATCTACAACTTCACCCATGGTGTTGACGACTTTGACTTCTACGATGACTGTGTAGCTCATGTTGTCTGCTCCGCGATAGCCCGTTCAATTACCTTCTTGATCACATCACCGTGACATACCTTGGGTGCACAGAAACACATCAGGCACACAGGTTCACCTGAGTCATCCATCACCATCGCTCCGATGCGCTCCAGTTCACTGATGATGGCCTCGTTACCAGCTTGCATCTGCTCGTGCAGATGCTCCTTGTAGAGGTACACGGCATCTTCCTGCGATACTCCCGGTTCAACCTTGACTGGGTTGCCGAGAGGTGAGGGTCTGCCGATGTAGACATAGCGACGGTTGGGCCACTTGCCATGGAATTTGTTGACGACGGTCAGTTCATTCATGCTGCGTGCTCCCTTACCCATGCGATACGACGTTCATTCAGGTGACAGATTTCAGCGTTCGTCTCGATGCTGTAGTAATAGTGGTGTGGGCCGTGTTGGGCATCAGCCGGGCTGAATGGGTAATCCATGTCCATCCCTGCCTGCTTCAGCTGCGTTCGTAACTCATCACGAAGCAGTCTTACCTGAAGTCCTTCCTGACCAATTGCCTCGGCCCAGACCATGACATTGCGGCACAGGCCTGCATCCCGTCTGAAGAGGACGCGCTTAGGCGCACCGTCGTCAATCCATGCGGTATACGCACGGTAAAACTGTGTGAGCAGCGTCGATTGCGTCATTGCCCTTTCCCCTGGTTCAGATCCAGTTGACCTTCGGGTTCTTAGGCGTGCTGTTCGGGTCAGTCATTCGATAGACCTCGATCAGATGCGACGGGATGATCTTATAGATCGTGTTCTTGGTTTCGAACTCGTTCTTCTCGATGTCGATGCGTAGCAGGCGAGAGGTGGTGACCTCATCGCCAACGCTGAATACCCGGCCATCACGCTGAGGACGATCGACAATCATCATGGCGCGCAGGATGAAATATTCCTCACCCTCGCGCTTGCTCGGATCGGCATCAGCGATGTGTGTGATGCGTGCGTGGGCAATGAATGCCACTTTCTTTTCGGTAGCCATCCTTCTGTCCTTTGAAACTTGGTTGGCGGTTTCCTTACTTGCCGGCCAGCTGGTTGCTCTGCGGGCTCAGCTTCACCCATGACGGCCACTCAGCCTTCGCGCTAGGCACGGACTTCTGCGTCGGTTGTGCTGCAACGATGCTCTCGCGCTGCACCGGGTTCATGGTCTGCCAGTTATCGACATAGCCGAGCACAGCGACACCTGCGCCTGCGTTGCCCGTGCCCGGTGCGCCCGAGCCCGCAGTGCCGTTACCACTGGCGCCATTGGCGTGAGCGGCCGAAGCGGTAACGAGAGTGATGAGAAATGCGATCTTCTTCATGGTGAAACTCCTTTTCAGCAGTGGATAAACGGGGTTACGCCTCTTCAGGCTCCCCATGGTGGGTAATGCGTAATTCAGGAATCACCGGGTCATTGGCGGCCGGTGCCTCGAACTTCTTCCAGCGCTCGACCTTCGGCATCGGGCAGCGTTGCTGGATCACACGGACGATGCGTTCTGCAATTTCACGCTCAGCGCTATTCAGTCTCTCGAACCCTTTGCCCGTGTTCAGATCACACATGGCAAGCGGATAGTGGGTCGGTAATGCGTAAAAGGCCTGATACAGGGCGATGGGATCCACCGTTCTCATCTGTGCTTCGGTCATACGCAGTACGGTCAGCACTGTCTTCGGGTTCGGGTTGGACATGACTGCTCCTGTCTGTTATTGCTAGGCAGCTCCCTGTGGCAACGAGTCGACGAAGTCCGACATGGCCAGCTGGTCGTCTTCGAACGCGATGTTGAAACTCGGGATGCCATTGAGTGATGCGAGATTGACGGCGTTGCCTGTGCCGCCCTGGACCTTGCGCTGCTCGGACCAGTAGGCGACAAACTGCACGGGATCATCGAGCTCGTGGCCGAGGATGATCGAGACGTTGCGCATCATGAGCTTCTGACCGCCCTGGTTTAGCCTGTCCCAGGCTGGATGGGCGATGCGTGCAACAGCTTCAAGCTGTGGTGTTACTGGACTGACAGCGAATCCTTGCGGCAAGCCACCAGGCAGGTTGAACCGTGCCCATGGCAGGTAGATCTCGCGCTTGTCCGGAGTGTGGCCAACGGCCCATGCCTGGTCGGCTCCCTGGGCATGGCCAGAGCGCACAACCCATCCCTGTTCACAAAGCTGGCGGCTCACACTGACTATCTGTTCGCAGACATCCAGTGGAGTCCGGCGAGGACCAATGCCTGCATATTTGAGTGGTTTCTGGATCACGTTTTGTGTTTAGGCTGTCTTAGTCAAAATGGACGTGGCTATCCAACTTAGGATTTAGGTTGGTGGCCTATCCATTAGAAGTAAATTTGAGGAACGCAGGCATTGTAGCCTGGTTCCTCAAAGTTATATCGCGTGTGGGGTTTACGCCGCAAAAGCGATCTTGCGAGCGAACTTGTTGTCCGCGCCGACGCTGACTTCCTGTTCTTCACGCACGCAGCGCAACTGGATCTGCAAGCCGATGATCATGTCCTCGCCCGGCTTCAGTTCCTGCTTCGCATGGGCGATCAACTGCTCGAGCAGGTCGTTGCGGGCTGCCTGCAACTGCGCGAATTCCTTGTTGCTGGAGTTCGTCTTGAGCTTTTCCTGCGTGTCCAGCGGAATGCCGATCGGCAGGCTGACGAATGCCGGACCGCCGTCGGCGCCTGCATCTTCAGCTTCGTAGCCGATGTTCAGCCAGAACTTGGCCTTCTGCGGTGCTTCGTTGGCCGCTGCCTTGCTGCCACCCTTGCTGCCGAACGTGGTTGCGAAATCGATTGCCATGATAGTTTCCTTAGAGATATGTCTAATTACTGGGAGAGAAGTAGAGAATGGTGCTCGTAGGTCAGCACCCAACCAAAAGCGGCGGAGCCGCTGATTCAGTGAGGCATGGTTAGCCAGCCTGGCGTTTGATCAACCGCTCAAGCTGGTCCAGAAGTTCTTCGATGCTCATGATCCGAAGTACCGGCTGCACAAGGCTTTGCGCCATTTGTTGGAGCGGCTGACAGCCTGTGCGTAACCGACAATGGATTCACGCTCAATGGCTTCCAGCGCATTGAGCTTAGTCAGCACGAACTCATCACGCAGCACCGGAATGTCCGCGTAGATGGCGTTCAGTACACGGATGGAGCGAGCACGTAGCCAGGCCACGTCCGTAGCATCACGTGCCTCAAGCAATGCCTCACGCAGGGTTTCGAGCAGCTTTTCAACATGGTGCTGAACCTCTACCAGCAGGCTGACGGGTTCAACAACTTTCAGTTGTGCGAGTGCCATGTGTATACCTCAAAGATATGTCTAATGATTGATGTAAAAAAGACAGATGGACAAGCAGACTGTGGTGAACATGAGTTCAACTCAATCCAGCTTGCCAATCTGTCCTGTGTGAGTGAGACGGATGTCTATCTACGATGTGTGTTGCTGACCACCGAAGTGGCCAGCGTTTAGGCTGCGCTTAGATACGATCAGGCAGCACGAACAGACGGATATGCAGCAGATACAGGAGCAGCATCGAGTTCGTCGAAGGCTGCCGCGTATAGATCAGCGTGATCCTCCGACTGAGCAATGAACTGCTTGATTTCGAGTCGACTCATCGTCAACTCCTTAGCCTTTTCCTGCTTCACAGTCGCAGCGAAGACTTTGTTGTCGTAGTTCGAACGGACAACCTGACGCTGTGCAGCGTCATTGACCGAACGGTTGAGCATGCCAACTGCCATGTTGGCTGCGCCCAACGAATTGGTGACAGCATCAGCAGCACCAGTGACTGCACCGAACACTGCACCAAGCGTTACACGAAGGTTTGCCATGGTCAGACTCCAAGTAAGTTAAGAGATGACGATCATGAGTGATCATCCATAAGGCGCGGAGCGCCGGTGTAGATGTGTACAGGGTGGGTACCCTATGCCACAGGGATTGGACATACCGGGGGGGTGTACTGTGTACAGGGGCTCGGAGAGCCCCAATACTGCAATGGGAAGTAACTATGAAAAATGCCCGAACCCTCGGCCAAAAAATTTGGCGAGAATTTTTCTCTATACGAGGGATAAGTTTGGGGTAGGGCAGGGCGGTGTGTGAACCGCTCCGATCTCTTTTCCCTGGCTCATGTCAGTCTGAATAAGCAACTAACCGTCTGAGCACCATGATTCTTTGAACCAGGGAAGGAAGACTGCGGGATTGTCTGCAGGATAAATCGGGCCGACTAGAGATAACTTTGAGGTCTCGGGTAAAAAGAAGCCGAGAACACTGCGGGTCAGATGTTCTCGGCTGCTCCCTGCTTGACCGATACAGGCACCGGGTTGAGTCACCGTCTAGGCCCAGCCGGAACTGGGAAGGAGGTCGACGGCCTCAGCTGCAGAAGTTATTAGCCCCACTCTCTGCTGGGGTGAGAAGGCAAAGGTCCGCGGTCAACCCTTCAACCACATCGGGGAAAAGCTGGCAAAAACCCGATGCCAGGCCAGGTTAACACAGCCTTCTTTTGAAGTGAATAGTTCTGCTTCCTCCCTCCTGTTGCGAAGCAACCATAGGGGAAGCCCTCCCATTCCCATACAGAAATAGAGTGTCGAGCTGCCGGCCCTGCCGGAAATTAAAGGGTGGTGGGCTTCTTCTTCTTCAGCGTGCCGAGCTGCAGGAAGACCAGCACAAGCAGGACCACCAGGCCACCGATCTCGAGCTCTGCCGAGAAGCCCCCAGCCCCGCCAATGACCATGGCAAGAATCGCCAGGGCAAAGAGGAAGATTTTCTGCGCGGTTGTTGTCTTCTGATACCAGTTCATATGGCAAACCCCCGGTTGTTGTCTGTTGTTAACTGGCCACATTGTAACCCCAAACATATATCTATAGACGGATCTCTAAATGGACCCTAAACTATATTGAGTCTATATGTGGACTATCCAACAGATGAAGGACAACCATGAACGCACCGATTACTGAAGCACAACTGGCCGCTGCTGCCGTCGCCCCGCGGGTGACGCTTGAGCAGGTGATGGCCACGATCGAAGGGGAGAGCTACACGCTGCTGCCCGACGGCACCACGACGATTGCCCAGCTGTCGATGGCCAATGGCCGCTTCAGTGCTGTGGGCAAGGCGAGCTGCGTGAGCAAGGAAAACTTCAAGCCGGAGATCGGCCGCGAGTTTGCGAAGAAGGACGCGGTCGGTCAGATCTGGCCGCTGCTCGGTTTCGAGCTGGCCCGCAAGCTGGCACTGATCGACAAGGCAGGCCCGGCGACTGGCGCGATTGTTTCCCTCCTTGGCTCCCGGCCGCTGACGTATGTCGGCACAAAGGTTGTGCGGGCCGTGCCGATGAACCTGGGTGCCTACAACGCAGTGCGCGGCTGGGAGATCCCGGTCAATGAGGATCCGGAAACACAGGGTTACCTCGTCGAGTATACGGACGGCGGTGCTCCGAACGTTGAAGGCTTTGCCGGCTACATCTCCTGGTCGCCCAAGGGTGTATTCGAGAACGCCTACACGGTCGGTGTTGAACCCCGTCAGACCACCTATCTGGACCGGCTGAAGCTCGAGGAGCAGGAGCTTGGCGAGAAGTTCGAGAAGCTGCAGATCTTCCGCAAGACGCCGACGTTCGAAGCACTGCCGGATCGCGAGCGCCGGCTGCTCGTGAAGCAGGCGAGTGCGATGGAGGACTACCTGTACATCCTTCGCTGCCGTATTGGCGGGCCAGCCGCCGAGTAACCCGGCACACAGCAATCAATCCAGGGCAGCCAGCGCGCTGCCCTTCTCAGTTAACGGGGTATCAGATGTTCTGGACTGTATTTGGGGTGGGCCTGCTTGCCTGTCTCGTGGCGTTTGCCGGATGGCTTGTCTGGTCGATCGACTACCTGGGCAAGGGAGGCATTCACTGATGCTGACCAAGGAAATCGTTGAGCGGGCGGTACCCGCCAACCTGAAGAACGCCATCACGCCGCAGCTGGTGGATCTGGTGAATAACATCGCCGCCGATCCGCTCATCGCCGAGCAGGTGCGCAACAACTTCATCAGCTACACCGGCGTGCTCAAGGACGGCAAGTTCAAGACCGAGGACTACGTGCATGCCGTGGCCTTCGTCTCCTACAAGCTGATGGGCGACTCGAACAAGGACGCCTACTTCAAGACGTTCCCCGGTCGCTACCAGACGCTCATGGCCAAGGGAACCAGCGAGAAGGACATCAGCGCGTACGTGTCGGCCTATGCCAAGGGCAAGCTGGTCAACCTGATTCTGGAGCAGTCGCTGGTGCCGAGCTGGGTGCTTAACCAGGACATCTACCAGCGGGCAATCAACGTCCAGGTTGTGCTGATGAGCGATCCAGATGTGTCGCCAAAGGTGCGATCGGATGCAGCCAACTCCCTGCTTACCCACCTGACCAAGCCGAAGGAAGCCGGCCCGCTCATCAACATCGATGTCAAGGAATCCAGTGGCATGACGGAGATGAAGGAGATGATGCGCAAGCTCGCCGAACAGCAGCAGCAACTCATCGCGGGTGGCGTTACAGCCAGGGAGATTGCTGGCCAACGAATCATTGATGTGGAGGCAAAAGAGATCTGATGCTCATTAAACAGGAGCTCGATAACTGGCTTGATCAGGTCAGTTATAAGGAGCTGAACTCGCCCAGTTATGCCCCGAGTGTGTTTGCCCTGACGTTCATGAACTTCATCAAGTTGGCGAACGGCGAACAGGGCGAATCTCACAAAACCCCACCAGTGCATCTGAAGATGCTCGACAAGGTGGTTGAATCGAAGTCTGACTATATTGCGAACCTCTGTTTCCGGGGTGCAGCGAAAACTACTCTGTTCATGGAGTATTTCTCACTGTTCCTCGGCATGTTTGGATATATCCCAGGCTTCGGTAAGGTTGAGGGGATGATCTATGTGTCTGACTCGATGGACAACGGCGTTAAGTCTGCCCGAAAGAACATTGAGTTCCGGTACAACAACAGTGAGTTCCTGAAGGAGTGGATTCCGCACGCCACCTTCACGGACAACTACATCGAGTTCCAGAACCGGGAAGGGCACCGCATCGGCATCAAGATGTTCGGTGCGAAGACGGGTCTGCGCGGCACGAAGATCTTCGGCAAGCGGCCGGTCGTTGCCGTGCTCGATGACCTGATCTCGGATGATGACTCGAAGTCCAAGGCCGCCATGGAGGCGATCAAGGACACGGTGTACAAGGGCGTGAACCACGCCCTGGATCCGACACGTCGCAAGGTGATCTTCAACGGCACACCGTTCAACAAGGACGACATCCTGATTGAAGCGGTCGAGTCGGGCGCCTGGGACGTGAACGTGTGGCCGGTGTGCGAGCGTTTTCCCTGTGAGAAGGAAGAATTCTGCGGCGCATGGGAGGATCGCTTCACCTACGAGTACGTGAGGGACCAATACGAGATGGCGGTGAAAACCGGCAAGCTCGCGGCCTTCATGCAGGAACTGATGCTGCGCATCAGTTCGGAAGAGGAACGCCTCGTTCAGGACGCGGAGATCCGCTGGTACAACCGGCGCAATCTGCTGGAGAACAGGAACAGTTTCAACTTCTACATCACGACCGACTTCGCCACCTCAGAAAAACAGACAGCCGACTATTCAGTCATCAGTGTCTGGGCGTACAATTCCAACGGCGACTGGCTCTGGGTCGATGGGATCATCGAACGCCAGAAGATGGACAAGACAGTCGACGACCTGTTCAGGCTGGTACAGCTGTACAAACCGCAGCAGGTAGGCATCGAGATCACGGGACAGCAGGGCGCTTTCATTTCCTGGCTCCAGGCAGAGATGATGAACCGCAACATCTGGTTCAACTTCGCTTCCTCGGAGAAGAGTGGAACCCCTGGCATACGCCCAATCACCGACAAGCTCTCCCGCTTCAATCTGGTTGTTCCTTGGTTCAAGGCCGGCAAGTTCTACTTCCCGGAAGAGATGAAGCTGTCGAAGACGCTCGGTATCGCAATGGGCCAGCTCAAGCTGGTCACTTCCAGCGGCATCAAAGGCAAAGACGACTTCATCGACACCGTGTCGATGCTTGGCTATCTGAAGCCGTTCCGTCCGTCGGATTCGATGCCGGTCACGCCTCACGAGGTGTCGATCTACGAGGAAGACGAACAGCACAGCGAACCAAGCGGGCTTGCGGCATATATCGTGTGAGATCGAGATGGACATTACCCAACTGTTTAGCGACCTCTCCTTCGGGGAGCTGTCGAGCCTGAACCTTGCCAACGAGGGGGCAGGCTACATCACGGACGATGGCAAGGAGCGGATCATCCGCTTCGCCAACGACGGGTTGCTCAAGCTCCACTCCACCTTCGTGCTTCGCCAGAACGATGTCCTCATCGATCTGGTGGAGTCGATCACGAGCTACCACCTGCTGCTCAAATACGCCCAGTCGCAGGCGGGCACCTCGACCCAGCAGCATCTCTACATCCGGGATCTGGTCGAGGAGCCGTTCCAGGAAGACGTGATCCGGATCCTGAGTGTCTTTGACAGCTGCGGCCGGGAGCTGCCACTCAATGACGAGACGAACGACTACTCGGTGTTCACGCCGCAGAACAGGGTTTTGCAGGTGCCCCGGCCAAAGGATGGCATCGCGCTCTCACTCGGTTACCAGGCCAAGCATCCGCTGCTCACGCTGGAAGACCTCACGCAGGAGATCGACCTGCCCGATGTCCTCGTGCCGGCGCTACGTGCATGGATCGCCTACCGGGCTTTTGGTCAGCTCAACACTCAGGAATCCCAGGCGATTTCGGCTGGACATCTGGAGTCGTTCAAGGCGACCTGTGGCGAGGCCGTCGCACTGGATCTGGTGAGCACGAGCCAGTCCCAGACCAATAACCGCTTTCAACGCAACGGGTGGACCTGATTATGGGTATGCGTAACACGCTTGACATGAAAGAAGGTGGCGCAGCGCCACCGATTGACAAGGCACTGGGCACGGCCTATGACGCTGTGAAGTCCGTGGCCGACAAGCTGCCGGTGATCGAATATCTGGAAAAGAACGTCGATCGCGTCGTTGCGGACATGCAGAGTGCTGAGGCTGTCGCCGTTGCTGCTGAACATGAGGCAACCGCCCAGGCAGCCCAGGCACTGGTGAGCCAGACGGCTGCGGCTGCCAGCGAACAGGCGGCCTCCGCTTCGGAGCTGGCAGCTGCACAAAGTGAAGTCGCGGCTGCGGAAAGCGCCGCAACGGCCACGACCCAGGCACAGGCATCGGCGGCCAGTGAGGCTGCCGCACACCTGTCCGAAACGAATGCTGGGGCAAGCGAATCTGCTGCTGCTGCCAGTGAGGCTGCGGCATTGGCGAGTGCCCAGGCAGCCGCCGCCAGTGAGACCAACGCAGGTCATTCGGAGACGGCCGCCGCTGCGAGCGCAGGTTCGGCTTCGACCGATCGTGCAGCAGCCGAGCTCGCAGAATCGAACGCGGCAACCAGCGAAACCAATGCTTCTGCCTCGGCTGCGGCGGCATTGGCTTCGCAGGATGCAGCCAAGACCAGCGAGACAAACTCGAAGGCGAGTGAGACAGCTGCAGGCATTTCGGCAGCCGGTGCTTCTTCCTCCCTGGCTCAGGCGCAAGCCATTGTCCGGTCGATGAACGCACTGTACCTGGGCTCGAAGTCAGCAGATCCGGCCGTCGACAACAACGGTGATGCACTCATTGTCGGTGCCGAATACTTCAACACCGCCAGCAACCAGCTGCGGGTGTATACGTCCACCGGCTGGCAGGATCAGGATGCAACGGCCGAGACGATGGCGGCCAATGCGACGGCAAGCGCATCGGCGGCTGCAGGTTCGGCAGCGGCAGCCGGTGCTTCGGCATCGGGCGCCAGCACGAGTGAAACGAATGCGGCTGCATCGGCCGCGGAGGCCAACGACTCGAAGGTAGCGGCGGCGGCTTCGGAAGCCAATGCTGGGGGCAGTGCTGTGGCAGCCCAGACGGCACGCACTGGAGCAGAGACGGCTGAGTCCAATGCCAGCGCATCGAGCACGCAGGCGGGCAGCTATGCAGCGACGGCCCAGAACTGGGCAGCCCAGATGGGCGGCACGGTCGATGGGACCAGCTACTCTGCGAAGTATTACGCGGCCCAGGCAGCAGCGAGTGCAGCGGCTATCGCCTTGCCGATTCCGGTGGCCAGTGGGGGCACGGGCTCGACGACAGCGGCCGATGCACGCACAGCGCTGGGCGCTGCTTCGACGGGTGCGAACTCGTACACGGGGAACCAGACTGTCAGTGTGGCCAACGCTGCCGTCTCCATTGATGACAGCGGTGGTGCGGCGTCGGCATCGCTGTACTTCAAGAATGCCGGTGTGAATATGTGGCGGGTCAATAAAGACGCGTCGCAGAACTTCACTGTGGTGCGCTATGCCGCAGGTTCGCTCGCCGAGATTCCCCTCAGTATCAGTACGGCGGGCGTTGTCTCGCTCACCCAGCGTCCTGTGTTCGGCACAGCCACGCCATGGGACTCGGCCAACTTCACGCCGGGTAACTACCTGCCGCTCGCAGGCGGAACGATGACCGGTACGCTGTCGGTCAGCTACTCGACCCCAACGCTCACGCTCAACGATACGTCAGCTGCAAATCAGGCCCGCATCCTCTTCCAGTCGAACGGGACGCCGCTATGGAATCTTCACTCGGGCAGTTCCTCCGGTGGGCTCGCGCTTGACCGGTACGCGTCCGGCGCATATGCAGATTCGCCGCTGACGTTCTCCCCGGCAGGTGTGGCGACGCTCACGCAGCGCCCGGTATTCGGCCCGAATACCCCGTGGGATAGCGGCAACCTCAACCCGGCGAGTTATCTTCCGCTGGCGGGCGGCGCAATGACGGGTGCATTGTCGCTTGCCTACGCTAACCCAGCACTCACGCTCAACGCAGCGGCCGCTGGGCAAACGCGGTGGATCGGCTACCAGACGAATGGCTCGCAACGCTGGTATGAAGGCGTGGACAACTCTGCTGAATCCGGCAGCAATGCAGGCTCGAACTGGCTTCTCGGTCGTTACACGGATGCAGGTGTACTCATTGACCAGCCGATCGTAGTCAACCGTGCGACGGGTGTGGCTGCACTCTCGCAGCGCCCGACCTTTGCAGGCAATACGCCGTTCGATACCGGCAACCTGAGCTCGTTCCTGTCGGGGCGCAACCGGATCATCAATGGTGACTGCCGTGTCGCGCAACGTGCGTCGACCGCCTATGCTGCGGGCTACGGTGGGTATGGTGGCCCTGATCGGTACTTCTGCAATAACACCGGTGCAACGGGTGCGACGCTCACCCAGTCTCAGGGTTCGCTTGTCTATAACGGGATCACGATTCCAACGGTGCAGCAGACCATCACGGTTGCTGCGACTAGTCTGGGCGGTACCACATCGATCAGTGGTATCCAGCAGCGCGTTGAGGCAAATGACAGCTATGACCTGCCAGGTAGGTCGGTTGCTCTCTCGTTCCTGTTCAAGGCGGCCATTGCGGGTACGTATAGCGTTGCTGTTGCGTACCTGAACGGAACGTCAGCCTATACCTATACGTCCACGTTCGATTACGCAACAGCCGGTGCTGTGCAGCCGGTTCAGCTCGCCGTGCCTGCCGCTCCCGCAGGTGCGGCCTTTGCTGCCAGCACTTCTATTGGGGCAATCGTCTATATCGGTGCGCTCCAGACGGGCACATATAGCACTTCCACGCTTAATACATGGCAGCTCGCCGCGAGTATCACCTATGCGGCGTACGCAAGTGCAACGAACTGGGCTGCGACGGCAGGCAACTACATTGCCGCCACGAACATCCAGCTCGAGTCTGGCGCCATTACCACACCGTTTGAGCGTCGCTCCTACGCAGAAGAGTTTGCCCGGAGCCAGCGTTATTACCAGATCATCACCGACCAGATGGTTGCGGGGTACACCAACGCGGGCAATCAGGCGTGGGCCGATGTTACCTATCCCGTGCCGATGCGGGTGACGCCTGCTGTAACGATCGGGTCTATTACCTACTCGAATGCCTCGGGGTACGTCCTCAATACCGTAACTCCTAACAAAGCCCGCTTCAATGTCGTGGTCACTGCGACAGGCATGGGATTTGGGTATGGCGGTCTATTGACATTCAATGCGGAGCTATAAGCCATGACGTACACCGTAACTCAGAACGGTATTGTTATCCGAGATTCAGATGGTGCGTTCATCCCGTCCGATCCAGCGAACAGCGACTACACGACATATCTCGCATGGGTGGCGGCCGGCAACACAGCCACACCTTGCCCGGTAGTCACATCGCAATTAAGCGCGCAGGAACTCGCCGATGCCATTGACGGGCTCGTGGCCTCGATCTATTCCAACTGGACTCGCTTCCAGCAGGAATACCTGCTGCGTGAGCAGGCCGCGCAGGCATTCAAGGACGCAGGTTACGCTGGGGATCCGGGTACCTGGGTCTCGGCCTACGCCACTTCTGCCGGTGTCACCAATCAGGCGGCGGCAGACACCATCCTTGCGCAGGCATCCATGCTGAACGGTGCCCTGAAGAGTCTGGGCGCACTACGCATGCGCAAGTACGAGGTAATCAAGGCAGCAAACGCAATAACGGCGCAGGCCGTCTATGACGACATCGTTGCGCAGACCAATGCTGTCGCAGCCACCATCCAGTAACGGGGAAAGCCATGAAAGTAGCGTTTTTCAAGGGAACCAAAAAAGGACTCTCAGCCATCTTCGACATCGGCGTACACGAGTGGATGGCTGGCAGCTATGCACACGTCGAGCTGGTCCTGAGTGACGGCCGGGCCTGTTCCAGCACGTTCCTCGAGGGTGGGGTGCGTATCGCTCCCGCTGGTTCCATCGATTTCAATGAAGCCGACTGGGATTTCCTGGACGCCACCGGTTTTGACGAGGCAGCTGCTCTCGCCTGGTTCGAAGCGCATGACGGAGCCAAGTACGACGTATGGGGTGACGCCCACTTCGTGATCGGTTTCGTGCGCCAGAGCGAGAAGAGCTTCTTCTGCAACGAATCGGTGGGTGCAGCGCTCGGCTTTGAACAGCCGTGGCGCTTCGACCCGAACTCGTTCTACTACGCGCTCAAGCGCGTGATTGCGGCCATGCAGAAGCAGGCCGCCTGACGGAGACCGACATGATCAGATTCAAGCGCGGTCAGACGTTTGACTTCAGTGGCCAGCTCACGAACAAGGGCGTGGCGTACCCGCTCGATGGCTGCACGCTATCGGCGGATCTGCGCAGCCGGACGAACTTCGCCTTTGTCCAGCACATGACCTGCTCGATCACGGATCTGACCACCTCGCTCGTGAACATCTACGCTTCGGCCGCTGACACGGCCAAATGGCTGGCCATGCCGCACCTGCTCGATGTGCGGCTGGTCAACCCGGCCGGCAAGGTGCTGATCTCCAACACGGTGGAGATCGACGTGCTCGACACAGTGACGGAGGCTGAGACCTGATGAGCGACGTTCTAGACGATGCACAGCTCACCCTGCAGTCCAGCACCCTGTCCGCGGTGCTGGAGGATGAGCCCATTCTCGCGGACCTGGAAACCGATAACCTGATTCTCCGGCTCTACCAGCCGGGCGGGGTGCCGGAGCCTGGGGATCCGTTCTTTGATGATCTGCCCGGTTCAGTCCTGAGCCAGGCGGATCTCGATCTGCTGACCAAAGCTGTTTCCGATGCTGCTATTGCCAAGGCAGTGGCCGCATCCGAGACAGCTGCACGAGCGGTACTGCAGGCCGAGGTGGATGCACGCGAACTTGCCGACAGCATCATCACGGCCTCCGTCACCGAGGAATCGGTTGCCCGGCAGACGGCCGAGGAGTCGGTGGCCATCGAGATCACGACGATCGGTTCCCGGATTGATGCCAATGTGGCAGCTATCCAGGAAGAATCGCTCACCCGCTCGACCGCAACAGAAGCACTGGCCGAGCAGGTCAACCAGGTGGTGGTCACCACTGCAGCCAATACGGTGGGCATTGAAGACATCAAGATTGCCTACGCTGACGCAGACAGTGCACTGGGCAAGCGTATTGACGTGGTTGTGGCCAATGTCGGACGGAATACAGCTGACATCACATCGGTTGAGCAGGGCTATGCCGATGCTGACTCGGCACTGGCTTCAAGGATTGATCAGGTTGAGGCAAGCACAGCGTCAACCTCTGCGCTGATTACCACGGTCCAGACGGCACTGGCCACAGCCAACCAGAGTAATGCTGCGGCCATGGTGGCACTGAGTACGACGCTCAACGGCCAGACCGCGACGATCCAGACACAGCAGACCTCGATCAACGGGATCTACGCCAAGTATTCGGTCACGATCGATAACAACGGCTCAATCTCCGGCTTCAGTCTTATCTCTGGAGCAGGTGGCAGTTCGTTCAAGGTCCGCGCCGATACGTTCTCGATCACGCTGCCTGGGTATGCGGGGGTCGTCCCGTTCATCGTGCAGACGGTCAACGGTGTGCCGACCGTCAGTATCAGCACGGCGGTCATTGGTGATGCGACGATCACGAACGCCAAGATCGCCGATGCGGCTATCACCAATGCCAAGATCGCTGACGCATCGATTACCAATGCCAAGATCGGGGATGCCCAGATCACGACTGCCAAGATCGGCACGGCCCAGATCAGCACTGCCCTCATTGGTTCCAATGCGGTATCGACGATGGTTTCGGTGTCGTCAGGCAACAACGTCTCGACGTCGTACACCGGCAGCGGCGGCATGATCCTTGTTCTCGCCAGCGGGCCTATGAGTTCGGCCAGCAACGCGAGCATTACCTTGAACGGTGGAATTCTCGCCAGCGGCACGATCAGTACAGGCGGCGGGACGACTATCTCAACCATCACGCTCACTGCAGTGACTTCGTTTAATGGGACCATGACATTGGCTACTTCCGGGTTTGGGCTTGGTGTGACCACCCTGACAGTATTTGAGGCTAAACGATGAGTGATACGACAATCGACACAGAAGTTCAGCGGGACGAGACGCAGACCGACTACACGATCGTGGACTCGACGGGTAGGGTGCAGCAGATCGGCAGCATGCCTGCATGGATGCTCGCTGACCAGGATGCGCATGTGCCTGAAGGCGGGCGTCTTCTACCGGGTAGCGCGGATTTCTATGCAGACTACGCCGATAGCAGCACCACTCCATGGACTCTGAAGCCTCGTCCGCAAAACCCGGCCGTTCTGCGTGGGATGACAATTTCCGATGTGCCGAGCCCCTCTGCTGTTACGGTCGGCGGCGATGAGCCGGTCACAGTCACCGACGGTGAGGTCGAACTCTCGTTCTCGCACGCGGGCACGTATACCGTGGTGGTTTCCTGTTTTCCCTGGCTCGATGCTTCTTTCACGGTGACCCAAACATGAAGATCCACCACAAGACTGATCCCCGGCCGCTGCGGAAGGCGGCCTACATGGACATCGGCGACCAGCTTGATGCGATGATGAAAGGGCTCGATGCACTCCAGCAGAGTGGCCTTGTACTGCCTGCCGAGACAGTGGCATGGATCGCACACTGTAAGGCGGTCAAAGCCCGGTATGCCCTGAATCCGGAGAAAGACACATGACTGACACGACGACCCAGGCCACCAGTGTGGAGGTGGTGGAGTGGACGACGCCGACGCTGGCGCAGTTCCTCGCCGTCAACCCGCATATGCTCAACCACTCAAGCCGTCTGGTGGTCGATCCAGAAGTTGAAGTTGCGGTGAATCCTGATGTGACTGCAACCAATTCAGGCGGTTAATCAAGTATCATTCGTCAGGTCTTAACCCAGTGACGCCCGGAGCGGTGTCACCAAGGGGGAAGCACAAGCGAGAGTGAATCCATTCTCCTGTGCTTCCCCCTTTTTTCGTTTACGGGACCGTACACATGCCGAACGAGTCGATTGAAGTGCAGCTGGCTGTCCTCGTGACGCAGATGGGCTTTATCCAGCAGGAACTGTCCGAAGCCAAGACGGCACGCAAAGGCCAGTATGAAAAGATGGAAGAGCAGTCACAGACACTGACCCAGGTGTCCAGCCGGCTGCAGAAGGTTGAGGAGTCCCTGGCATCCCAGGCGCCCACGATCGAGGAGTTCATCACGATCAAACACAAGGTGGTCGGGGCGGGGCTGGCTGGCCGCTGGACCTGGATCATCCTGGCCGGACTGGTTGGACTGCTTGCTTCATTTCGCATGGAGATTTTCCGATGGCTCTCGAGAAGCTGACATTGACCAACAGGCTGATCCCCGAATGGAAACGAGTCTGGAAGATGTACTCCACGCATGCGCTGAGTATTGCGGGAGCGATCCCGGTGGCCTGGGCTTCGATGTCACCCGACTGGCAGCACAGCTGCAGATGGATGCTCTGGGCCTTGGCACCTGCTGTCGCCCTGTCTGGCATTGTTGGCCGGGTGGTCAAGCAGGCCAGCGTGAGTGGAAACAACAGTGAAGCTCAGGATTCCCAGGCAACACCACAACCATAGGAGGATATTGCTTGATGTCTGTTACTCCCCCAACATATACTGATGGGGATTTGGATGCGGTGACCAGAACTCTCTGGGGCGAAGCCCGAGGAGAGGCGAAGGAAGGGAAGATTGCGGTCGCTTGGGTAATCAAAAACCGAGTTCTTTCCCCAAAGACATGGTGGGGGAGTGATTACGCAAGCGTCTGCCGGGCGAAGTTCCAGTTCAGTTGCTGGAACGCCAACGACCCGAACTACCCCTTCCTCTCTGGTTCCCGTGAGATTCCCAAGTCCGAGTACCAGGAGTGTGAGGATGCGGCTCTCCTGGTACTCGCCTCCTTCCAGCCTGACCTGACGCTGGGTGCAACCCACTACTACGCGAAGAGCATTGCAGCTCCGGCGTGGACGAAGGAAGCCACCCGTACGGTGCAGATTGGCAGCCACATCTTTTACAAGGACGTGCCGTAATGTGGGCCACTCTCGTGACTGTCTTCGCCGCACTCAATGGTGCGGTGACGTTCTTCAAGTCGATGTTCGGCAAGTCGTCATCGAGCACGACTGCGGGCGTCGAGGATGCCAACACTCAGGCCGTGACCACGCTGAACAGGACGGGCAAGGTTGAAACCGACACGGCCCGTCAGGCTCAGGCCAGTATCGACAAGGGAAATCAGGATGCGACTGAAACTGCTGCTGACCGTCATGATCAGCTCGCAGCTGCTCACGGGCTGCGCGCTCGGGCAGCTGTTCTCGAAGCAACCCGCAACGATGGCGAAGGAAGTGGCGCAGACGCGACTTCTCGTGCCGGACGTTAACTGCGGGGAGAACGCTCCGTATGAACATAACCCGGTGTATCCGCCAGCTCCTGCTAACGAGCTGGATCTCGGTGAGCTCACCCTCTACGCCGAGCGGTGGCAGGACTGGGCAGTCGATTCCGACGCCGTTCTTGCCCGTGAGCAGACAAAGCGCCGAGCTGTCGCCACCTGCCTTGCCAACCTCCGAGCCCAAGGGCTCATCAACTGAAGAACCAACCGAAAGGAAAATCCAGATGTCTCTGACTCTTACCTCCGTGGCTTCGGCCGTCGCTGCGGCTATCACCGTGACAGAAGATGCTGTCCTGGCCTTCACCAAGCTCAAGGACTTCGCCGTGCAGATGATGGACACGGCCGAGACCGCATACTCCGCCCAGTCGAACGCCGGCGCAACGAAGCTCGCTTCGGTGCTCGCTGCTGTGAAAGCCGTGGCCGGTGTCATTGGTGTGGCCTGGTCCGACGGCGTGGAAGCCTCGCTCGCCACGTTCATCTCGGCGGCCAAGGCTGCCTACAACGCAGTGAGCAATATCTTCTCGAGCTCGAGCACGACCGCAGCAGCCTGAGCGTCACCCTAGCGAAGAACCAAGGAAGGCAGTTCCCGCCGAACTCCCTTCCTTGGTCTTTTGCGGCACACTGGATTACCGCCAATGAAGATCACAAGCACTGATCAGGTGCTGCCGTCGACGGCTGTCGAGCAGAAACTGACGAAGTGGCAGAACGAGCCGTCTCTCCAGGTGCTCAAGGGTGACCTGGAAGCGGCCAAGCCGTCCCATGATGCGCAGATCGCCCGGATCAATCACTGGGTCGAACTGATGGATGTGAAGGGCAAAGCCGCTCCACCGAAGGTGAAGGGCCGCTCAAGTGTCCAGCCCAAGCTGATCCGGCGTCAGGCCGAGTGGCGCTACGCTGCGCTCACCGAGCCTTTCCTTGGCTCCAACAAATTATTCAAGGTCTCTCCCGTCTCATGGGAAGACAAGGCCGCGGCCAACCAGAACGAGCTCGTGCTCAACTGGCAGTTCCGCACCAAGCTGAACCGGGTGAAGTTCATCGACGACTTCGTGCGCTGCACGGTCGATGAAGGCACCTCGGTCGTACGTCTTGGCTGGAAGCGGGTGAGCACCAAGGTCAAGCAGCAGGTGCCGGTGTTCCAGCACTACCAGATCGAGACAGAGGCACAGGCCCAGCAGCTGCAGCAGGCGCTTTCCCTCTACCAGCAGGATCCGAAGAGCTACGCCGCCCAGGTGCCGCCTGAGCTGCAATCGGCTGTCTCCCACTACCAGGAAACGGGTGAGCCGACCTATGCCGTGCAGAATGGCACGCAGACGGTCATGACCGAGCAGCTGCTGGAAAACTACCCGACCGCCGAAGTCATCGACATCCGCAATTTCTTCCTGGATCCGAGCTGCAACGGTGATCCCTCGAAAGCACTCTTCGCGGTGGTCTCGTTCGAGACCAACAAGGCGGAGCTGGAGAAAGAGCCCCAGCGGTATCCGGCAGCACAGATCGCCCAGGTGGACTGGGAAGGTGCATCGACCGTGCAGGATCCCGACCACGCCACCCGCACACCGCAGGACTTCCAGTTCCGGGATATTGCGCGCAAGAAGGTCGTGGCCTATGAATACTGGGGCTACTACGATATCGACGGCAACGGTGAGCTGGTCCCGATCGTGGCCACCTGGATCGGCAACACGATGATCCGGATGGAGAAGAACCCGTTCCCCGACCAGAAGATCCCGTTCGTCATCGTGCCGTACCTGCCGATCAAGCGGGCCGCCTACGGTGAGCCGGATGCCGAGATGCTGGAAGACAACCAGAAGATCCTCGGTGCGGTTACCCGCGGCATGATCGATCTGATGGGCCGCTCGGCCAATAGCCAGCAAGGCTTTGCCAAGGGCATGCTCGACCCGCTGAACCGTCGCCGGTACGAGAACGGGCAGGACTACGAGTTCAACCCGAATGTGCCCATCCAGCAGGGGCTTATCGAGCACAAATATCCTGAGCTGCCGCAGTCGGCACTCGCCATGGTTCAGCTCATGAACCAGGACGCGGAATCACTCACCGGCGTGAAGAGCTTTTCCGGTGGTGTCTCCGGCCAGGCTTACGGGGATGTGGCGGCCGGCATCCGTGGTGCGCTCGATGCAGCGTCCAAGCGTGAGATGGCGATCCTGCGGCGTCTTGCCAAGGGGATGGCCGAGATCGGCACGAAAGTGATCTCAATGAACGGTGTCTTCCTGTCTGACAAGGAAGTGGTGCGTGTCACCAATGAACAGTTCGTTGAGGTTCAGCGTGACGATCTGGTCGGCAACTTTGATCTGGAAGTGGACATCAGCACAGCCGAAGTCGATAACCAGCAGTCCCAGGATCTGGCATTCATGTTGCAGACCCTTGGACCCAAAGCTGACTGGAGCTTCACCGCACTCATTCTCAGTGAGATTGCGCGCCTGAAGCGCATGCCTGACCTGGCTCACAAGATTGCCACCTTCCAGCCGCAGCCTGATCCATTCGCCCAGCAGATGCAGCAGCTTCAGCTGAAGAAGGAACAGTCAGAGATCGATCGTAATGAAGCTCAGGCCCAGTTGTATCAGGCACAAGCGCGTACGACTGGCACGCAGGGTGACCTGAACAACCTCAACTATGTCGAGCAGGAGACAGGAACCAAGCACGCACGGGATATGGAGAAGCAGCAGGCCCAGAGTGAAGGGAACCAGAACCTGGAAGTCACCAAGGCGCTGCTTGCCAAGCGCAAGCTCGCCAACGGTGCGGAGTCCAAACCGGATGTGCCGGCTGCAGTGGGCTTCAATCAGGTGTCGAAAAACATGTCCGGGACTGGACAGCCAGGTATACCGGACAATACAATCCCTCAAGTTAACTTTGGGGGACCGGTTCCCCCGGTACCGCAAGGATTCGGCCAGCAAATGGCCAATCCGGTTCCACTTACCTAAACCTAACTTGATAGTCAAAGGACCAATCCATGCAGGAAGTCTCTCAACTCCAGCAGCTCGAAGCAGGCCTGGAAGAAGCAAAGAAACTCACCGGTCTGCGCGACATGATCCTGAAGCTCTCGGCCAACCGGGAATTTCGCAAGGTCGTGCACGAGGAGTTCTTCGAGCGCGAATGTGCACGCTATGCGCGTGAGTCCGCCGACCCGGCATTGACCGATGCGCAGCGTGCTGACGCACTGGCGATGGCCCAGGCTGCTGGTCACTTCAAGCGCTGGCTGCACATCCAGGTGATGATCGGCAACTCGGCCGCCTCCCAGATCGGTGAGATCGAGCAGGCGATCGAAGAAGAACGCGCAGGGGAGGGTAGCGAGTAATGACGACAGCTGCCACGGATACCAATCCGCTTGGCATGTCAGATGAGGACTTCCTGAACCAGCCTCTCCCTGGTTCGACTGAACAGGCAGCAGAGGTGGTTCAGGAAGTCGTCAACGACAAGGCCGGCGAGGTTGTTGAGAACAACACGGAAGTCAGCGGTGCTGACGCCAAGGTCGATCCCGCTTCAACCCAGGTTGAAGATGCGTCGGACGTTGCAGACAAGCCGCAGACCCCTGGTAAACAGGGTACGAATGGTGGTAATGTTTCGGCCAATGCGGAAGTCAAGCAGGACAGTAAGACGGACGCAGCAACTGCAAGCGACCCAGCCACCAAATCGACGGATGCGGCAGGCAAGGACGCCCAGGGCAAGGATAAGGCGGATACCTCCGCTGAGGCCAAGCCGGCTGCCCAGACGGCTGCTGCCGACTACGAATCGTTTTACAAGCGCGTGATGGCGCCGTTCAAGGCAAACGGCAAGATGATCGAACTTCGTTCTGTGGACGAAGCGATCCAGCTGATGCAGATGGGCGCCAACTACACGCGCAAGATGCAGGACATCCAGCCGCATCGCAAGACGCTGCTGATGCTGGAAAACAACCAGCTGACGGACCCGGATCAGCTCTCGTTCCTCATTGACGTGAAGAACGGCGATCCCAAGGCAATCCAGAAGCTGCTGAAGGACAAGGGTATCGATCCGATGTCGATCGATACCACCGAAGATTCAAACTACCTTGGTGGAAATCACAAGGTCAGTGACGAAGAGGCGAACTTCCGCTCCACTCTGAGTGACTTGAGTAGTCACGATGAGGGTAAAGCGACGCTTCAGGTCGTCAACTCGACGTGGGATCAGGCCAGTAAGGAAGTGCTGTGGAAAGACCCTGGGATTCTCCAGGCGATGCACCAGCAGCGTGAGAACGGTATCTACGACCGGATCTCCACTGAGGTGAATCGACTGAAGACGCTTGGTGTCATTCCAGCCGATCTGCCGTTCATCCAGGCCTACAAGGCTGTGGGCGACGAGCTGCAGAAGGTGGGCGCTTTCAACGACCTGGTTACACCGGCTGCGAAAACTCCCTCCTTCTCTGGTTCCGGCGATGCAGGTACTCCTGCCGCCAAAGAACCTGTTGCAACTCGCGTCGTCGCACCTAAACCGGCTGTGACGAACGGGGATCAGGCAAGTGCCGCTGCGGCAACGCGGAGCACTCCCCGAGAGGTCAAGAAGTTCGTCAATCCGCTCGCCATGAGCGATGACGAGTTCTTGCAACAGATGAAGAACCGAGTTTGAGGGAACCTGACCCATGTTGAACTACAACGCACCCGCTGACGGTACCAAGTCGAGCATCGACGGTAACGGCTCGGACCAGATGCAAACCTTCTTCTGGCTGAAGAAGGCCATTATCACGGCACGCAAGGAGCAGTTTTTCATGCCCCTGGCGAACGTGACGAACATGCCGAAGAACTACGGCAAGACCATCAAGGTCTACGAATACGTTCCGCTGCTCGACGACCGCAACATCAACGACCAGGGCATCGACGCCACCGGCGCCACGATCACCAACGGCAACCTGTACGGCTCGTCGAAGGACATCGGCACGATCAGCTCGAAGCTGCCGACGCTGACCGAAAACGGCGGCCGTGTGAACCGTGTCGGCTTCACCCGTCTGCAACGTGAAGGCTCGTTCCACAAGTTCGGTTTCTTCACCGAGTTCACGCAGGAATCGCTCGACTTCGACAGCGACTCGGAGCTGATGGACCACCTGTCCACCGAGCTGATGAACGGCGCCGTGCAGATCACGGAAGCTGCGCTGCAGAAGGATCTGCTGGCCTCCGCGGGTGTCGTGCTGTTCGCCGGCGCTGCAACGGCCGATGCGGAAATCACGGGCGAGGATACGCCGGCAGCAGGCGCTGTTCCGGAAATCCCGGCATCGGTGGTCTCGTACAAGAACCTGATGCGTCTCGATCAGATCCTGACGGACAACCGCACGCCGACCTCGACGACCATCATCACCGGCTCGCGCCTGCAGGACACGAAGACGATCGGCGCTACCCGCGTGCTGTATGTCGGCTCGGAGCTCGTGCCGGCGTTGAAGGCGATGAAGGATCTGTTCGGCAACAAGGCCTTCATCGAGATCCAGCATTACGCGGATGCCGGTACGGTCCTGAACGGCGAAGTCGGCTCGATCGACAAGTTCCGCCTGATCCAGGTGCCGGAAATGCTGCACTGGGCAGGCGCTGGTGCGGCCGTCGGTACGAACCCCGGCTACCGTTCGACGACGGTGGGTGGCACCGAGCACTACGACGTGTATCCGATGATCTGTATCGGTGACGACTCGTTCACGACGATCGGCTTCCAGACCGACGGCAAGACCGTGAAGTTCTCGGTCCTGACGAAGATGCCGGGCAACGCTACGGCGGATCGCAACGATCCGTACGGCGAGCAGGGCTTCAGCTCGATCAAGTGGTACTACGGCATTCTGATCAAGCGCCCGGAACGTATCGGCCTGGTCAAGACCGTCGCCCCGGTGTAATAGCCGACTGAACCAAGGAGAAGGGGAGTTGCACGCAGCTTCCCTTCCTCTTGGCTCCTGACTGAATTCAGAGGAACCAGCATGAGCGCATTGCAAGATCCGGCAGACCTGCCGCAACCGACCGAACTCCAGATGCTCAAGTCCCGTGCGGACCTGATGGGCGTCAGGTACAGCAACAATATCTCCCTCGAAACGCTGAAGAAGAAGATCGAGGACAAGATGAACGGCGTCGAGGAGCAGGCTGAACCTGCTGCCGAAGCGGCTGACAAGCTGCAGCCGGCCAATCCGCTGATCGGCCAGGACGTGCCCATCAAGCGCAAGACGCTGCGCCAGCACCTGGTGGATGAGCAGATGAAGCTCGTGCGCGTGCGCATCACCAACATGGATCCGAAGAAGAAGGATCTGCCCGGTGAAATCTTCACGGTGGCCAATGAGCACCTGGGCACGGTGCGCAAGTTCATCCCCTACGGCGAGCAGACCGACGATGGCTGGCATGTGCCGTACATCATCTACAAGCAGCTCGAAGCGCGACGTTTTCACAACATCCGCACGATCAAGGATCGCCGCACCGGTGTGCCCCGTGTCGAGTCGACCTGGGCCAAGGAATTCGCACTCGAAGTGCTGCCGCCGCTCACGAAGGAAGAGCTGCAACGACTGGCCACGGCTCAGATCGCCGCAGGCTCGATCGACACGCAGGCCTGAGCAGCGTTCGCTTAGCTGATGGCACAAAGGCCCGTCCCGCAGTTGGGCGGGCCTTTTGTTTTGAACCAGGAAAAGACACATGGCTACTTACGGAATTGATGTCGACGCAAATCTGGCGTACAGCCTGCTGCTTGCGGCGACACCCATCACGGTCGATACGGTTGACCTGACTTCGGACCTCTACAACATCGCCTCCGACACCGACTCGGCGGCGTATCAGGAGATCGCCAAGCTCACGAACGCCGACTACACCACAGGTACGGTCGATGGCGCTGGCACGTTCGACGTGATGATGCAGGGCATCAAGGCCCAGCTGCAGGAAGAGTTTTCCAAGGGGCGTATCACCGGCGCCGAGTACACCAAGGCCTACGTGGCGCTGGTGCAGGGCACGATGCAGAACGCCGTGCAATACCTGCTTGGCCGGGATCAGGCCTACTGGCAGTCGGTCAACGCACAGATTGCGGCCGTCACGGCTCGGGTGAACCTGGCGCTCGCCAAGTATCAGGCGACGACCGCCCGTCTGCAGGCTGAGACGGAAAAGGCAAACCTGGCGCTGACCAAGGCCAAGATCGGCACGGAAGACGCCCAGTTCGGCCAGCTCGCATACCAGCTCGCCAACATCCTGCCGGTGCAGCTGCAGGTGACGCAACAGCAGCTGGCTCTCCTCAAGGAACAGGTCGAAGTGCAGCGTTCGCAGACGCTCGACACCCGTTCTGATGGCACCACAGTCGTTGGCACGGTAGGCGCCCAGAAGAAGCTCTACGCCCAGCAGGTCACGAGCTACCAGCGTGACTCGGAGCAGAAGGCGGCCAAGCTCTATGCCGATGCGTGGACGGTGCAGAAGACGATGGACGAAGGGCTGACCGCACCGACTGCCTTCACCAACGATGTGATCAACACCGTGCTCAATGCGATTCAGACCAACAACGGGTTGACCTGATATGGGCTTCTTCGGGGGTGGATCCACCACAGTTGTCGCATCGTCCATCTACAACCTGGCGGGCGACATCAACGACCGTCCGAACTTCCTGAAGTCGTCCGTGCTCGCCGCGGTCATTGGCGACGGGGAAGCCTCGGTTGGCGACGCCGTGCTCTCGGCCTACCAGGGTGGGCCGGGCATGTCGCTGCGCACCTTCTACCGGTGGGCGGCCGGCACGAACTCGGGCTACAGTGATGCGGTGGGTTTCACCTCTGGCTCGCTGGTCACCGGCAATTCGATCGACACGGATTCGCTGGCTGACCAGATCCTGGCTACGCTGGGTGCACCGGATGGCTACTCAGTCTCGATCCAGGAGACGGATCTGGGCTATGCCGACATTTCCTGGTGGGCCGAGCAGTACATCCTGGAGAATCACCCGACGCTTATCGACACGAACTGGCACTGCGATTACCTCAATGGCCTGGGCGCGATCACCTGGGCCGATGGTTCCACGGCAGCGTTCAGTCCGGCCGGGTTTGTGGCCGATGCCCGGTTCCTCTTTGCGACCTACACCCTGAACTCAGGGACAGTGGCAGGCACCCTGGTGCAGGGTAGCCAGGTGACGCTTGCTGCGACCGGCGCTTTCCCCGATACCAGTGGCTGGACGCTCACGAGCAACACGCTCACACCAGTCACGCTCGTGCTCTCGAATGTCACGACATCGGGTATCAACACCCAGACCGTGTACGAGAAAACCACGTACATGGGGATCGATCCGGTCAATCCGGCGCGCACCTACTCGGTGCGGCAGGTGATGACGCAGGTACAGTCGATCGCTGCGGTGGGCGGTGTTCCGGTGACCACCCGCTGGTACCGGCTCGACACGCAGCAGATCACGGACTCGACCCGGAGCGGGCTGCAGGTGTTCATTTATGCCCTTGGCTTCGGCAACGCCACGCTCGATGCGATGTTCAACGCCCCGTCGACGATGGGCAACTTCTTTCCGTACATCCCTATCCGCATCGATAACCAGATGGTGTCGGACACGTACAAGCCGGATGTGTACGCTGCGGCGAAGAAGGCCTACTACAAGGCGACGGCTAAACAGTTCGATGATCTGGTGGACAAGATCAACGACAACAGCTCGATTGGCGATATCGACTACGCCTATGTGGTGTTTGGGGTGTCGGTCAATGTGGCTGAGGTGACGGCCAAGCAGTACATCAGGTCGTTCTTTGAATCGATCACGGAGTCGACATCCTTCACGCCGCACGCCTACCGGCAGTTCAAGACCCAGTGGGCGGCAGCCGAAGCCTCACAGGAAGCGTATAACGCCTGGGTGCTGGCCAATGGCGGATCGGCTTCAAACTCTGCCTCCCAGCCGGCGCTGCTCGCCTATCCGACGCTGCCCACGCAGTCGATCGAGATCAAGACCTCCAGCACGTCGAACATCAACTTCGACATGGTGATCTCGTGGAACGGGATAGAGACCTCGTTCGGGGCCGGGATGAAGGACTCCTCCCACGCAGTGGGTGACCTCTGGTGGGTGATCAATGGGGCCGACACCTTCTCGAAGACTGTTCGAACCAGCCAGGATCCGGATACCGCTGCGGTCCAGACGAGTTACCAGGTGGCCAACGCCACGCTCTACTGGCAGGTGGATGACAACAACTGGAAGGCAGTCACGGTCTATGGCCTCGTGCATCGCAACTACATCTACGGCGGCAAGTCAGTCGATATTGCCCTGACTGATGCGATCAATGACACGGAAGAGTCGGGCTTCATCATTCCGCTGCATGAGGGAATCTTTGCGGCGATGTCCCTTCCGGACAGCACGCAGATGGCCACAGCGTGCACTTACCTCGTCTTCAACTGCTACCAGGTGGTGAAGAAGAAGTGGTATCAGACCGGGATCTTCCAGATTGTGATGATCGTGATCATCATCATCATCACGTACTTCACTTTTGGCACAGGTACGGGGCCAGCCACAGCCGTGTATGGCAGCATCGGCGCAGCTATTGGCTTATCGGGCGTGGCCGCCATCGTTGCTGGCTTTGCCATCACCATGGTCGCGGCCATGATCGTCTCGAAGATCATCGGTTATGTGTCGAAGAAGATTTTCGGTGACAAGGTGGGTGCGATCGTTGGCGCCATTGCCACGGTCGTGGTGATGGTGGTGGGCGGCAGCATGCTGAATGGGGCAACGTGGACCACATCACTGAGCCAGCTCACCAGCCCGTCCACCTTGCTCCAGCTCACAGAGGCTGTGGGCAAAGGTGTCAGCGAGTACATCGGGGCAGAGACACAGGACGTAATTAAGCAGACTACTGAACTGCTCGATCAGTACAATACCGAGATGAAGTCGGTGTCTGATAAGTACGCCTCTGTGATTGGTACGGACATGGCAACGTTCGACCCGATGGAGCTCACAGACTCCGCTTCGCTGTCTGGTTCAGATGGCATGGGTTATACCTATGAAACACCGGACAGCTTCCTCAACAGAACACTGATGACGGGTAGCGACATTGCGGAACTCAACACCGCACTGATCACCGAATTTACGTCATTGACTCTGGATATTTCTCAGAATCTCGTTACCTGATCAGGATTCCACTATGGATCTCAACTATGGTGCAAGCACCGTCACGCCGTACAACTTCACCCTGCCCACTGGCCTGGTAGGCGGCAATGGGTATGACTACAGTTCGCTCAACGGCTATGGCCTGGGTTCGCCCACTGATGGAGCGAACTCCGGACTGAGTACGGCTTCCCTTGGCTCGACGGCAGGCGCCACCTCAGGTCTCGGCCTGAATGTGCCCACGATGCAGCTGGGACTGTCGGGACTCTCAACCCTGGCCAACCTCTACTCGGGATTGAAGTCACTCGGCCTCGCACAGGACCAGTTCAACTTCCAGAAGAATCTGGCCAACACGAACCTGGCCAATTCGGTGACGAGCTACAACACGGCGCTCACCGACAAGGCCACGGCCCGTGCTGTGACTGAAGGTCAGTCGAATGCCACGCGTGATGCGTACATTGCGGCTAACAAGCTCTCGACTTAAGGGGGAATCATGGCTGTATTGACCTGGCGAAACGTAGATTCGCCCCGTATGAGTGATGGCATCAACGGGCTGGCCACGGCCGCCCAGTTGCTGACCAATGGAACGAATGGCCTGTCCGATGCGCTTGGCAACTACGGCCGTGCGCAGACGCAGCTCGCCGACAATGCCGCGGCGCAGGCAGCGGCCCGTTTCCAGGATCCGGATGCACTGAAGGCTGCGCTGGCCAACGGTTCTCTCCTTGGCTCCCTGGGGGGTGTCGATCCGTCGCGAGTGGATGCAGCAACACTCGGCACGATCCAGAACCGGGTGGGTTCGCTGCTGAATGAGGCCACGACGAAGCAGAACTTCGACCAGACGGCGATCACCAATGCCCGCAGCAACAGCCAGGCAGATGCGCTGTCCGCAGCCAGTCCGGCGATCGCTGCGCTGTCGCTGGCGGCGAGCAAGCAGGACAAAGCCGGTGTCGCCCAGGCGATGCAGGATCCGGCATTTGCCAAGCTCACACCCGACCAGATCCTCTCCTTTGCCGCAAAGGGTCAGGGTCTTGAACAGGGTGACGCATCGCTGACCGGCACGAACATCAACAACAGTCAGCGCTCCTTTGACCTGTCGACGGCTAAGCGTAACGATCAGGACACCCAGGCAGCGTTGACGGCCATGTCTGCGCTCTCGCATGCGGGAGACGAGACCGAAGCCCGCACCCGGTTCAACACCGAGTTCAGCAACCTGTCGCCGGGTGCATCGGCCATTGTCCGCGCAGCACTGGATCGCCAGTACGGCACCGGTGCGGCGGGGGTAGCAGGTGTGCCGGCCGCTGGTGCAGGCAGTGGAGCCGGTGCAGGCGGTGTGACGGCAGCACTGAGCGCGGCGACGGGTGGCAACGTTGGCGCCATGGGTGGGGCGCCACTCGATCTCGGCACGCCGGGAACCAAGGATGGCGGTGTGTACAACGTCACCTACGGCTACGGCAAGACGGATCAGCCGATCACCACGATGTCGATCGCCGACCTCACCAAGGACGGCGGCCTGCAGGACCAGTTGCAGAAGTCGAAGGGCAACTCACCCATCGGTGCATACCAGATCAACCGGGACACGCTGAAGGACTTTGCTGCCAAGCTCAATCTGCCGGTCGGCACGGCGTTCACGCCCGCTGTGCAGGACCAGCTTGGCAAGGCGATCTTCGATGCCCGCAAGAGCGGCGACCTCACGGGCACCTGGTCTTCGCTGAAGGGCATTCCCGGTGCGGACCAGAAGGGCGCCTTCGCCAATATCTCCTGGGATCAGATGAAGCAGCTGATCCAGAAGCAGGAAGGCACGGCGCAGGCAGCCAATGGCCAGGATCTGCGCAACAACGCCACGCAGCTGCTCTCGCAACTGGGGGATGTGAACAACCTGATGCAGGGGCGGATTGACTATAACCGCAGCTCGCCAGTAGAAAAGGCGATCGCTGCCGGCGCAGGCTCCACTACCTCGGAAACGGATGAGGCGGCGAACCTGATTGCCAGCAATGCTGCGTTCAAGGGCGCGGATCTGGGGCAGACCGTCGCCAGGATCCATCAGATCACGGAGGGTGCGGGCATCAACCCGAAGGCGGCCGCCACGCTGCTGGCGAACAATGTGCAGAACCGGCACGGCAAGATCGTCACTGCGATCACGAATGCAGTGCACAACTTCGGCATCGACTCCGATCGCACCTGGCTCGGGGATACGCTGCCGAGTGGTGCCTCGGTCAATGATGATGCTGTGACTGCAGCAATCAGCCAGGCGTCAGGCGGCAAGGGTGTGCTGAAGTACAACCAGACGCAGCATACTGCCCAGCTGCAGGCACAGCTTGCCGCGGCCGGTCAGGCAGTACAGGTGGCCGCTACGGCACTGGCCAATGCCCGCCAGAAGGCGAAGAGTGATCCGCAGTTCACGGGTCTGCAGCGCTACCAGGATGCCTACGATGCAGCAATGGCACAGGCAGCACTGCTTCGCTCTACCGCAGTGAACGATGCTTCTGTAAACTTCCCTGCAGGCTTCAAAGCACCGGGTTGAAACTGACCTGACTTCACGAAGAGCCTCACCAGAAATGGTGGGGCTTTTTCTTTATCTGGCGTAAACTTCTACCTCAAACTTATCTCTTATACAGGGACCGTCAATGGCAGACCTGAATTCCCTGCTGGACGCTGCTGCGAATGCAGCTGCACCACCGGCACCGGTCAACGCTCCGCAGTCGCTCGATGCGACTTCCGCCCGGATCCAGCAGCAACTCTCCTTCCTCACGCCTGACAAGCAGGCCTCGATCGTCGAGAAAGTCTCCGGTCTCACGCAGCAGTCGTATTACCCGCTGGCTGTGGCCGCCAGCCGTCAAAGCAATGCGGGTCTGGCATCAGCCAGTCCGGTTGAACATGACCTGCGCACGATGGACCCCGTGTCGTTCGTCGCCAAGTACGGTGATGAAGGCCAGAAAATGCTGGACCGCTATGTCTCGGCCACGCGTGATGTCGGCAATCAGGATGCCCGCTCGCGTGATCTGGGCCAGATCCTGGGTGACTCTGCCAACTCGCTGGGTACCGGTCTCGCTTCCACCCTTGGTTCCTTCGGTGCACTGGGCGCGCATGTGATCGATCCGAAGCTCGGCGCCTCGATTGCGCAGAGCCTGGGTGACTGGCAAAACACGCAACAAGGCTACAAGTCGCAGACTGCCCAGGACAGTGCCAGCCAGGTGGCCGCACTCGACTCGCTCACGAGCCGGGACAACCAGGCCCAGTTCGAGAAAGAGAAGGCTGCCAGTCCGGGCAGTGTTGAAACTTCACTGAATGCGCTCGATGCTGCGCTGGGCTACAAGTCTCCCAGCCATGACGTGGTGGCTACATTGCGCCGTGAAGGCCGTAATGTCCTTGACTCGGTGGGCCATCAAGTGGCAGATCCGACAGCGTTTGGAGAAGGCGCCTCGAATGCTGTCGGATCGCTGCTTGCAACGGGACCGGTCGCCAAGGTGATCGGTGCGACCGGCAAGGCGATCCTGCCGGAAACTGCCCGGCTCGGTCTTGGCATGTCAGCCGATATTGCCCGTGCGACCGGCACGAACTCCGCATCCCGGCTGCTCGACGCCGCGGTGCAGGCAGGTGAGAAGTACGTCCCTGGTTCGCTGGCCATCGGTGCGATGGAAGGGGCGGGTGCTTACCAGCAGACCGCCGCTGATGTGATGAACACGGACCCGGCTACGCTCGCCCAGCAGTCGCCAGCTTTCAATAAGCTGGTGGCGGGCGGCATGACACCGGAAGATGCACGGGCCACGCTCGCCGGCAATGAAGGCGCAACGGCTGCGAAGTGGCAGGCACCGGCCGGCGTGCTCACTGGCGCACTGGTGGCACCGTTCGAAGCCCATCCGTTCAAGCTCGGTGGTGTGCGCACGGCCTTGCAGAACGTGGGCAAGGAAGCGCTCGAAGAGGGTACGCAGAACGCCACAGGCCAGGTAGCGCAGAACTACGCTGAGAGCCAGGGATCGAATCCGGCCCAGGATCTGCTCGACTCCGTAGGTCAGCAGTTCGGCCAGGGTGCGCTCTATGGTGCGGCGGCTGCCGGCCATGTGGCAGCTCCTGGTGTGGCGCTGGGTGCAGCCATCCGTGCGCCGCTCGGTGCTGCTACGCTCGCCGCCAAAGGCATCGGTGCCGGTGTGGATGCTGCGCGTAATAGCCCGGCCATCGACCAGATCCGTGCGGGTCTCTCGACCCTGAAGGATGCGGGCTCAGCTGTCGCTGAAACCGGTACGGGTCTCGCTGGCGCAGCAGGCTCGGCATTGGGTTCCCTGGTTCAGACGGCGAAGCCCTATGTCTCGAAGGTGACCGACTATTTCGCCAATCGTGGCGATGCAGTCATGAAGCAGAACGAGCAGGATTCGCCGGTGGCCGATGAAACGGTTGCCCAGGCTGCACAGGACATGCAGGCCACGGCACCGAGCCAGGCGGAAGCACTCAGGCAGTCGGTCAACGACACGCCGGACCTGTCGCCGGAAGCGAAGGCTCGCGCCAACGATTACCTCGATCAGGCGTCGAAGATCACCGAGCTCTCACCGGAGCAGGTGGCGCAGTGGCATCCGGCTGCCCAGCAGGCCGTCGGCGATGCGACCAACCGCTTCACGGCGATCCAGAACATGCAGGCCTACCTGCAGGATACGGAGCATCCGGAAGCCGATCGCCTTGCAGTGGCGGCGCAGCTCGAGCAGGAGAAGGCTGACATTGGCCGCTTTGCCGATGCCAATCCGCATGCCCTTGATGACCTCCCACAGGGGCATGAAGCCCGTGCATTCGCTGATGACGTGGCGACATTCGCCAAGGGTGTGGAATCGACTCCGGGGATGGCTCGCGCTGACCGTGCGGCGAAGACCCTGGTGGACCGGGCAGCCGACATCATCAAACCGCTGACCGAACAACGCGTCCAGACGCCGGAAGGTCTGGCGGATGCGAAGACGATTGCGAACCTCGCTGAAGTGGCGCCGCAGAAGCTGGATCTGCCGTCGGTGCAGATCGCGCTCAAACACGCTACGTCGATCGGGCTCAATGATCCGCAGCGTCGTGCCCTGCTGGCGGCGGCCGCATTGCTCAAGACGGCCCAGACGCACTTCGATGAACTGACGGCCAACGGTGACAAGCCGCTAAGCCCGCAGGATCTGGTGGCGAAGAATGTGGCTGTGGAAGATGCGGCGAACCCGTTCCAGAAGTCGGCGCTGGGCCATGCGCAGACGATTCGCTCGGCGTACCGTTCGGGTGATCTCGATGGTGCCCGCAGCCAGCTGCTTGACCTCCAGAAGTTTGCCCAGAGCCAGCAGAACAAGCTCGCGGCGATCAACGGGCATCTGGCTACGGCCAAGGATGGTGTACGAAGCACGGTCCATTACGAGACGCTCTCCGCCAACGCGGACCGCAGCTTCGGCAAGTCGAAGGAAGGTGTGTTCGTCAATCCGACGAGCAAGACCAGTGTTGCTCTGGCCCGGCGAGTAGCCAGTGAGGCGAAGTTCCTGACGGACCTCCACAACCATCTGAGTACGGCTTTTCCCGAACTGAATGTTGAGCATCTGACACAGACTCCTCTGGATTCCCGGCTGGCTGATGGTTCACTGGATGATGTCGTCCGTGAATTCAAGGATGGTACCCGTTCAGCAAAGTCTACGCCGGTCCAGGCAAAGAGCCAGGCGCCGCAACAGACTGTTACGCCTGCTGAGCCGAAGGTCGCCACCAGGGAAGCTGCACCGGCACCTACCAGCAAGCCGGTTGAACAGGCTCCGGTTGAAGTTAAGGCAGAGGTCAAGACAACTGAGCCAGTGAAGGCAGATGCTGCGCCGGTAGTCAAACCCGAAGCAAAGCCTGCAGAGAAGGTTGGGGCTGCGCCTGTTGCTGAACAGAAGCAGGGACTGGCCGCGGCCTATCCGCAACTGATCGAACCGAAAGCCGGTGGCAACCAGTTCACCCAGGCTTTCCGACCGGCCAGGGGTGCTGACGAGAACACGCCGCCGAGCAATGTCGTGCTTCATGAAGAGCCGGTGCAGGCCATTGCCGACTCGGTGAAGCAGGCGATCCGAGCAATGCCGGAAGAGTTCAGCAAGGATGTATGGAAGGGTTATGCCACGGCCTTCCGTGACATTGACCGGATCCTCGGCACGCTGCGTGACAACCTGGACAAGTTCCTCACGGACAAGCGTGTGGGCGAGCGCTTCCTCAATGAGGAAGGCAAGGCCGCTCATGCTCACCGCTGGGTCGATGGCAAGCTGCTGAACCTGACGGAAAACGTCGACGGCCGGCTGCAGTATAACGAGCAGCTGCTGCAGGGTGCAGCGCTCGCCGGCATGACCTGGTTTCTTGGCTCCGGTCAGCTTGGCAATGTGTTCGATGCGCAGCATGCGTCGGAGCTCACCGGCGTTCCGGTGGGTGCTGTCGATGACACGCTCGTTACCCGCCTGAAGGGCAGCATCGGCACGACCGAAGCACTCGACTCACTCGCTGCGAAGATCCAGCAGTACTGGGGTGTGCGTGCAAACCGTGACGCACCGATCGGCTACACCGAAGGTATCCCGCTGTCGATGGCGGCCGAAGTGCTGCGTGCGCTGCAGGAGCACGGTCTCATCGACACGGACAAGATCTGGGTGGACACGTCCGAGAACGGCGGTCTGATCGATCCCACGAAAGACACGGTGGAGAGTGAGCACGTCAAGTCGATCAACCGGATCCTGCCGGTGAAGCTCGACAAGGAAGACGCGATCCGCAAGTTCCCGGACCTCATTGAAAAGTCGGTGCTCACGAAGTCGACGCCGACCTACTATTTCGATGACCAGCGTCCGGACGTGGCCCGTCGCCAGATGCGCAATGAGTACGTGAAGAACACGGGCGACCAGCTCTCGGCACTGAAGAACGAGCAGGACACGCCGCACTTTCTGAATCCGACGATGGCCAGCCTCTATCACGACATGACCGAGGCTGTTGCGCTTCGCTGGTTCGGGGCAGGGGATCTGGAAGGCCGAGCGCTCAACGACAACCACAAGGCATCACTCGCCGGTCAGAACATGACCATCCGGGCCGCTTACCGGGAGTTCCAGAACCTGCACGCAGCCATTGAGGCTACGGCGCAGGAGCAGGGTGTTGCGCCCGAAGATGTGCCCAACCACTACGGCTACAACATGAGCCGGGTGGGCCGCATGCAGATGCTCGGCAAGTACAACCCGCAGTCGACGAAGCTCATCCGCGAAGTGATGCTGCCCACGCGTGCCACGCTCGATCTGACCGATGCGAAGCACATGCAGGCATTCGAACTGGGTCTGGCCCAGGCGCTTGGCATCAAGGTGCACAACCTCGCCTACGCCGACATCCACAGCAAGCTCGATGGCCTGCTCAATGGCGTCTTTGCGCCGGCAGTCGAGCACTTCCAGAAGTGGCTGAAGGATGAGGCACCGCTGGCCACGAAGACGGTGGAGGATGCGTTCACGGCAGCCGGCCAGGATATCTCTCCTCTGGCTCTGCATGCACTGACCGAGTACGCCCGCTTCCAGAATGCGTCGGCGGAGGAGCGTGCGAAGTTCACCACGACCAAGTACCTCGAGGCCGATGGCATGACCAATGGTCCGGTCAATGCCATGGCGCTGCTCTCGACCGGGCCATTCACGGCTGACTGGGTATCGAACATGCGCCGTGGTGGGCTGGAGATCGGCGGCACGGCAGCCAATACCTCATCGGCAATCCGCTCGACGCCTGACGGTGCGGCTGACCTGTATCAGGCCACGACCGACCGGCTGCGCAGCCACCTCGCCGACCTGAACCAGTCCCTGAAGAGCCAGGGCAATGACAAGGTGCTGCAGCAGCAACGCCACCTGATGAACCTGATGGACATGTTCCTGCCTGATCTGGACATCAAGGATGGCAAGCTCGAAATCGGCCGGGGCATCGCCAAGAACCCGCTGACGATCACGATCTACGGCTCGGGTGCCAACGGCATTGCCGCCAAGATGGTGGGTGGCATGGTCGATGCGATCTACGAGCGCATGAGTGCGGCCGCGCAGCGCATGGCTGATGCTGAAGAGGCTGACCAGTCGGTCACGCCGGCTGAAGCCTTCTTTCCGGATGATCCGCTCGCCGAGGAAAAGTGGGCGAAGTTCAACCAGCGTATCAATGCCCTGATCGACAGCACGGCGGTCTACAGCTCGAAGAAGGGTCAGCACTACCTGATCGACACGCCGGCAGGTGAGAACAGCACGGTCAGCAAGGGCTTCACGAAGTTCACCTTCACACCGCAGGAACTGAAGAACATGTCCGCGAACATGCGCACGCTGTTCGTCGATCCGCTGCGTGGTGCCATCAAGGATGTAGTGGGTGATCTGGAGAAGAGTACGAACCTGATCCGCCAGGCCACGCAAACCCAGTCGATCTTCATGCAGCACCTGTTCCTCCAGGGTGTGGAGTCGGCACTGCAGGCCAAGGAAAAGGCGAACCCTGACTTTGGCCGGGATGAGTTCCTGTCGAGCAATGAGCTGAACAAGGTGATGGAATCCCTGGCTGTGTTCCATCCCCTGGTTCAGACGAAGGATCAGTCCTTCTTCGTTGCCGGTTCGCAAAACAGTGGTGTCGATACGACTGACTTCGGTCGGGCTCTGGATGGCTCGTTCCGGGCGACAGCCTTCGTCTATGGTCCGGCCAACGCTGGTGTCGCCGGTATCCCGTTCCTGAACATCGGCATGGGCGACGGCAAGATGATGCAGAACCTGGCCAACGATCCGCGGGTGCGCCGCACGCTGAAGATCTTTGATGGTATGAACATGCCGCTCGATTCGATCACCGAGCAGAGCCAGGCAGCCAATGAAGCAGTGCTCGACTCCTGGCGGGGCAACCCGATGCAGGCAGTGTCCGAGGCCTGGGGCGGCTTCATGAAGTCGGTTTCCAGCAAGCTCGATCTGGCGAAGTTCATCGCCAGCAATCCCGAGCTGCACGACCAGCTGGCCAAGTCGCTCTTTGGTCTGGGCAGCTCGGCCAAGGATGTGGACGTTGCAGACATCGTCTCGAAGATGGAAGCCACGTCGAAGGCACTGCAGGAATCAGCCCTGCAGATCGAAGCGCGCCATAATGTGATGGACCGGGTGAACCTGTCGGTCGACCAGATGGCAGCAGCCGGCGCCCCGCACGTCGTCGATGGCAAGATCCAGATCAGCGGCACCGATGAGGAGAAGGCGGCGCAGCTCGCCAACCTGTACGCCGAGGAACTGGAGAAACTGCGTGCAAAAGCGAAAACTGAGGAACCGGTACAGCAGGGCGTTCCTGTTGAACAGCCGGAAGCGGCTGCGGCTAATACCCAGGCGGCCGAGTCGGCTGACATCGCCAAACAGGTCAATTCCCTCGGACGCGTGGACAAATCCACTGGTGTACGTGTCCTCTCGACTACGGCCGTCAACAAGATCCGCACTCAGGCAGGCATCCCGGAACACCAGGCCGCTATTCTGAAAGAGATCCCGCGTTCGCTGGGAGCCAAGGGATACAAGGTGATCTCGGGCACGCCCGAGCAGCTGGCGAAGTTCGCTTTCAACCAGAGTGACACGGCCGCAGCGTTCGGCCCTGGTGTGAAGGGTCTGACGCTGCCGCAGTCGCAGCGGATCTACCTGATCAATCCGTCTGCGGAAACGCTCACGCACGAGCTCATCCACGCCTCGACGTTTGAGACCGTGCATGCGTTCTACCAGGGCAGTGACCTGGGCGCGAATGCTGCAGTGGTCAAGGATACGATCGGCCGCATCGAAACGATGATGGGCCAGTTCCTCGAGCTCGATGTGTCGAAGGAGTCGGAGGCCGCGCAGCAGGCTCACGCTGATGCGGTGGCGGCGATCCACTCGGTGATGGACAGCTCGGCGGAAGGTAAGGCTTCGGCACTGAACGAGTTCATGGCCTGGGCGCTGGCCAGCAAGGATCTGGCGGAGCTCGGGAAGAAGACGGTTGTCTCTTCCCTGGTTCAGATGGCCAAGGACGTGTTCAAGGCGATCCGGCAGCTGGTGTATGGCCGCAAGCAGGTACCGGTTACGCCGGGTGCGGACATGTTCAGCAACCTGCTGTTCAACTCGGCCGTGCTGATGCGCACGCAGCCGTCGGTTGCCCAGGCACTGCGCAGCACGGTGCTGTACCAGAACAGCAACTATGGCACCAATCCCCGGCTCGTTGAGCTGAACAAGTCCTTCGCCGGCCTGCTCGATTCGTTCTCCCGTCAGCCGATGCCGGCCGATGTGGCGAGCACAGGCCAGGCACAGGCGAACTTTGCCAAGGTTCAGGCTGCCGGACTCGCACTGCAGGTGCAGGCCCATGGCTTTCCGATGAGTATGCAGGAAGCGAGCACCTTCTCGCTGATTGCGGCAGCCCTCGGCACGCAGGCGCATATCGATCCTTCGTCGATGGCCCGCGCACAGGAGCTCTACCAGCACGTCACGAAGAACCTGATGGTCGAGCACTTCATGAAGACCGATCCGCAGCTCGATGACCCTAATGACCGCTACCAGGCCCAGCAGAAGTACAACATGGTGATGGGTGACTTCGGCACGTCTACCGACAAGGCAGGCCGCTCGTCGCTGATGCCGGTGTTCCTGGGTCTGGCCATGGTCAACGATGACTTCCGCTCGGTGCTCCAGAAGATGGATCTGCCCAAGGGCGAGAAGTCCGCGGCCAAGAGCCGGCTCGATGCGATGCTGGAGAACCTGGGCATGGGCCTGATGGGCCGCCTGTCGGACCTGATGGCCGGTGACACGAAGAGCAGCAATGTGCGTGATTCGATCGATAGCCTGATGCGTCACGTCCAGGATGTCGCCCACGACCGTGAGTCGTTCATGCGCCAGACCTGGGCCGGTGATGCAGTGGACTCGCTTAATGCAACGGTCGTGCAGGGCGTCGAACGGGTGACCGATAAGATCATCGACAGCATGCAGCAGGTGATCGACGATCCGGCCGCCTCGCCGCTCTCGAAGAACCTGGCCAAGTATGCGCAGGTCTCGGCACGCATGGCCACCGAGAAGAACGGCAACAAGGTGGCGGAGTCGGTGGTGGCGCTGATGAACCGGGCCAACGCCTGGCAGCCCCTGCACGATCTCGTCTATGACTTCGTGGGCCGCACCGATGAGAATGCGCCGGTCTACGACATGACGAAGGCCGTGCGTGCGGAGATCTCGCAGGATCGCCAGAACTATCGTGAGCATGTGCCGGGCATCATCGCTGACCAGTTCAGCCGCCCGCTTGAGGACAGCGAGTGGTCGATGCTGCATCGTGCACTCGGTCGCACGGACATTGCCGCACTGCGCAGCCACTTCAGTCATGAAGACATCCAGGGCATGCTCGGTGATGCGAAGACGCTCGACAAGGCGATCAACGATCTGGAGGGCAAGGTCCAGCAGGCAGATCCGGCAAACTGGAACCTGTACCAGAAGAAGATGCAGCAGCTGGCGAAGTTCCAGATGACGGGCAAGGTCGGCACGAACCTGCTGCGTAATGCTGAAGCGATCAGCCGGCTCTTCCTCGAAAAGTCGGCGAAGAAGACGGGCAAGCGGGATGCGGACTTCATCCGCATGGTCGACCATCTCACCTCGCTCTACGCGCTGGAGCAACTGAGCCCGACGGAAAAGGGCATGCTCGCTTCCCTGGTTCAGCAGGAAAGTGCCGGCCTGAAGTTCACGACGGACTATCTGGTTGGCCAGCGTGCGGAAGAGCAGCGCAAGGCTGAGCAGTCGCCGCGGGGTCGCATCAACGGTTTCAAGGGCTACATCCCGGAGCAGCAGAAAACCGGTGTGCACCTGATGGTGGCCGACGATGCGAACTACCAGGCGCTCACTGAGCGTTCCTACGTACGGGTGGCCGACTACAAGGGCAGCTCCGCGGACGGGCTGAAGGGCCGCATGGGCTACTACTTTGCGCCGGTCTCCTCACGTACGCTCTTTAATCAGGGCATCTTCCAGAACGTGCGCCAGTCGGTCAACGGCGTGGACATCGGCAGCGGGTTCAACAACTCGTCGATGATTGCCGGCCGGATTACGGATCGTGCTGAAGTGGCCCGTACGGCACTGAACCTCGCACGCGGAGAGTCGGGCATGGAACCGCTGATGCCCGTCTTCGACGAGAAGGGCGTGCCGGTGGCCTTCGAGCGCTCGATCGATCCGCAGCAGGCGCAGCGTGCGGTGTCTGAGCAGAACCTGGCCCAGATGATCGGGGTGTGGCGTGGCCGGCAGGTTGAGGAAGCCAAGGCGCAGGAATTCAACAATGCGCTGATCGATGCCCTGCACGCCCGCTACGAGGCAGACATCAGGGAGTCGGCCTCGAACCAGAAGGAATACGTGAACCTGTCGGATCCGCGTGAGCTGGCGAAGGATCCGGTGATTGCCGATGCAGTCAAGCTGATGACGCCGGAAACCCGCCAGCGGATCAAGGCAGTGTTCGGGGACCATTTCTATGTGTCGCGCGACATGCTGCACGATGCGATGGGCTACCGTAATGCGTCGGTGGGTGATGTGTTTACCGGCAACTCCCGCTGGTCGCCCGAGACCCAGGAATACATGAAGCGGGTGATGATCGGCATGTTTGGCAACAAGGCCTACCAGTATTTCACCAATGCGGAGAAGACCTTGCAGAACTTCATTGGCGACGCCAAGACGCTGATCGTCGTGAAGTCGGTGGTGGTGCCGGTGACCAACATGCTCGGCAACATGCTCCAGCTCGTCGGTCGGGGTGTGCCCATCAAGCACATCGCCATGGGCGCACCGCGCAAGATCGCGGAGACCAACTTCTATGTGAAGGGTCGTCAGCAGCAGATCCAGCTGGAAGCACAGATGCGCACAGCAACTGAAGATCCGGTGGCCACGCGCAAACTGAGTGCACAGTGGCAGTCGATTGAGGACAGCTTCAAGCGGCTCTCAATCCATCCGTTGATCCAGGCAGGGGAATTCACTGGTATCTCGGATGCGTCGCGTGTGGGTTCAGATGACATTGCGCTGACTTCAGGCAAGGTTCAGTCGTATCTGGAAGCTCAGGTCGACAAGTTGCCGAAGGCTTTGCAGACCGCTGGCCGCTATGCACTGGTGACGAAGGACACAGCACTCTTCAAGGGCTTGCAGAAGTCGGTTGAGTATGGGGACTTCATCGCCAAGGCGCTGCTCTACGATGATCTGACCAAGCGTCAGAACAAGTCGTCGGCGTATGCGCTCAGCCGGGTGACCGAAGAGTTCGTGAACTACGACAAGCTGCCCGGCCGGTTCCGTGGTTACCTGGAGTCGATGGGCCTTCTGTGGTTCTACAACTTCAAGATCCGTGCGGCGAAGGTGGCCATGTCGATGGTGCGTAACAATCCGGTGCACTCACTGCTGGCTGCATCGGTACCGATCCCGCATATGTTCGGCTCGGTTGGCACGCCACTCGGGGACAACTTCTTCACGAAGCTCATGGACGGTGGTCTGACACACAGCTTTGGTGTCGGGCAGGTGTTCCACGCACCGATGATGAACCCCTGGGTGAACATCTTCGGGTAACCAGAAAAAGAAAAACCCCCAGAGATTAGTCTGGGGGTTTTTCATTACTGCGTTACTGCCTGAAGTCGTTCGGGTCGTGTGGCCACTTCGGCGGCGCCTCCTTCTTCTTTTCTGGCTCCGGTATTTTTGAAGCCAGGAAAGCGAGGAAGGCGATGACGACGACCACGGCGATGTAGGGCGCTGCGACGACGAGCATGGCTGTGATAGCCAGGATCGCCGCCACAATCAGGATCCCCACGATGAGGAACCCGGAAGCCTTCATGTTACGCGTTCACCGGCTTCTTCAGACCAGCAAACAGGCTGCGTGCCGGTGCAGCCGGGGCTGCTGCATTCTCGGCAGCGACCTGCGAACCTTCAGCCGGCTTGTAGGGCATGGCTTCCGTCAACGACGGTTCAGCCGAAGCACTCGGCGCAGCACCAGCTTCCGCAGCTGCACCAGCGGTCGATGCTGCCGCCTGCTCGCCGGCAATCGGGACTTCGGCTTCCGGCGTGAACTTCGGGGGATCCACCTGCACCGATGCACGCGAGGCGGTCACCGCGGCTTCAGCCTTCGTTTCGGTCTTGGCCGATGCCGGAGCAGGCGTCGGGGTGGGTTCGGGCGCCTGCGCGGCCTTCGGTGCGCTCGGCGCTTCGTTCGGCACGATGTCGATCGTGGCCTTGAAACCGTCAGCACCACGGGTGGCTGACAGGTCGATGTCGATACGCATGCCGTCCTTCACATTCAACTGGCTGTTGATGTAGTTGCGGATGGCGTGTTCGATTTCAGACTGGACGATAATGATTTGCATGTTGTGTCTCTACAGAGTTGCGAAGAGTCGCATCAGATTTAGGAACATCGGGGTTCTCACCCCGGCGTGTATGGCGGCAAGCGCATCGGCGACGTGCTCAGCCTCGTTCTTCAGGTCACCTTTCCTGTGCCTGGCTCCATTGCGTTCCTGACGTGGCCAGTTAGCATCCGGATAATCCGCCACACCCTGTGCGATCATCTGAGCTTTTGACGCATTCTTCAGGCCGGTGAAAGATTCCTTCACCTCGAATGCGGTGACCTCGACGATCTCATGGCCTTCGGCCCTTAGTGCACCCAGTATACCGACGCAAATTCCGTAGGCTTTCATGCCAGAAGCGGACTGGGAGCCTACCGGACACTCCACGAAGATGACCTTGCTGCGTCGTGCGACGCACAGGGCATGCTCGTAAAGCACACGGGCGAGATGCAGATCGTTGGAGTTCTGGCGTACCTGCTTGCCCTTGATGTCCTGCGGCGAGCACAGGGACAGCACAGGGGTCGTCAGGACGCCAGTATCCAGGTCGAGAATGGCTTCAGCGGTCCCCCAGTTTCTCATTGAGGGATCCATGCCGGCGACGGGGATGCGCAAGATCGGTTACCTTTCCGTTTGCTTTCGCTGGCTCAGGCAGCCTTCTTGCCGAAGAGCGACTTCTTCGGAGCGGCACCTGCGGTTGGCGCCGGTGCACCGTTGGCAGCTGCACGGGCTTTCGGCGGCGCGCCCACGGCACCGGTTTCGCCGTCCTTCAGCGTGCGCTTGTCCTTCGTCTTGCCCTTGTTGCGCTCGAGCCAGCCGTCCCAGAACGCTGCCTTCTCGGCGCCCTGGCGTGCTTCGTTGACGGTCATCTGCGACTCGGTGTCGAACACCTTCTCGATGTTGTTTTCCTCGCGCGTTTCGGCCGTCGGCTCGTAGTCGCCGGTGGCGTCGTTCTTCACGTTCTTGTTCACGAGCAGCTTCAGGATAGCGAGCGACACTTCCTTTTCCAGCAGCTCGACGAGCATCGGGACCGACTTCGGCAGTTCCTTGCCGGCTTCAGCGTCGTACAGCTTGATCACCTTGTCCTCGGCATCCTGCTCGGCGAGCGGCTTGCCGGTGGCGACCAGGCAGATATCGTCGACGGTCGTGAAGCCCGGCAGCGGTACCTTCTTCGTTGCGTCCTGCTTGTTGATGAAGAAGTTTTCGCCCTTCTTGTTGGTGATGTAGATCGTCGGGCGGAACTCGCGGCCGTTCAGGTCGAAGATGAACGACACCGAGCGTGCGCCGCTCGCTGCCTGGCCGGCGTAGGCGGCCTTGATCACAGCCTTGTAGATGTCCGATTCGACCGGGCCGAAGTTGCCGCCCAGGCGGTCCTGCGATTCTTCCAGGCCATTCGAGGTGAGGTTTCCAAACAATGCGCTCATGAGAGTTCTCTTTCAGTTCGAGGTAATGTTGTCGAGGTCTATGTTTTGCTTAACGGGGGTTGGCCGATCAGTTTCCGTAGAACTCGTTGAGGTGGTCCAGCAGCTTCTGGCAGTCGTTGTCGATGTACGTCTCTGCCTTGTCAAACATGCCCATCGGGCTACGGATGCGGTAGCCGGTGGACTGCTTGGTGATGCGGGTCTGGAACACGTGCTTGAAGCCGAGCTCGCGTTCCTCATCAGTGATCACCAGCAGCTTGCTGCCGAATTTCTCCAGTTCCTTGATCGGAACCTTCTTGGCAGCGACGACAGTCGAGAAGTACGCCTCGATGCCGTTGTTCTTCAGTGCCCCCTTCACGGGTACACTGGTCTTCATTTCCATGTTCTTTTCATCGAGCACGTCGAGCAGGTGAGCGATCACGACGACAGGCTTGCCAAACGTGGTCACCTTCTGCTGCATCAGCGTCTTGAAGAACTGGGCGTACTGGCTCCAGCCCTTCATCGTGTCGTGCGCGCCGAGCACGTACTGCGTCTCGAACATGTCCATCAGGAACGTGGACGAGTCGATGATGATTCCCTCGACGTTCTCCACGTCGCCATGGGTGGCCGCATCGAATGCCTCATGCACCTGATACGGGTCGTTGATCCGGTAACTCTGGAACTGGTTGCGAAAGGGCAGACGCTTGCCGGCTTCGCAGTTCAGATACATCCAGTTTTCCTGGTTCCGGATGTTGCGCAGCGATGCGCTCTTGCCTTCCCCGGAGAAGCCAGACACGAGAATCAACTGGTCGTTGATCCCATCGAGGTTGACTTCAGCTTCTTCCTGTACTTCACTCATGTAGTTCTCCTTATTGCTCCCCTAGCTCAGCGTGGCTTGAGCCAAGGAAAGAATCAGTTGCTATACGGTGCGATCTCGATGACTTCCCAGTCTTCCGCCAACACATCACGCACTGAGGGGGACCAGGTATCCACCATGCCGTCCACCGCTTTCATAGCGATATAGGGTGAGTAGGGGACCATCGAGGTATCACCCCAAAACTGTTTGGCGACACCTGTTTGTGCTGGATAGGCATTGCCGGGAACCAAATAGATGAACATGCCTTTACCATTCCATCCCTCACGGGCCACGGCTTTACCCAACTTCAGGCACTCGACTGCGCCGCCGAAACTCAGATCTTTCATGGTTGTCCTCAGTTACGCTGGATCTTCTTGGCGACGGTGACTAGGATCGTGCTGTTGATCTCGTCCTCGGAGAGGGGATTGTTCAGCTTGCCGTTGAACGCATGCACCAGCTTGCTGACTGCCAGCAGATCCATGCCGGTGTCCACCAGAGCGAGCGCGAACTTGATCATCTGGTTGTTGCGGTTGCCTGACGCAATGCGTTGGGCGAACCAGCGTTCCAGGTTATCCATCGACTCGACCTTCTTCAGCTCGGCCCGGTACTGCTCGTTCTTGGATGTCTTCGGGATGAAGCGCAGCGCATCCAGGATCTCGCCGTCGTGGTTGTAGTGGAACTGGCCGCCAGCGAAGGTTTCCCACTTCTTGCTGCGCTGGTTAGCCGATTCGTCAGTCTTGAACGGCAGCCACTCCATGACGTTGTTCATGAACTCCTTGAATTCGTCGGAATCCAGTTCGAGCACGTAGTTGATCGGCAGGATCAGGCGGAAGCGGTCCCCGTTCCCATCGACCTGGTGACGCTTGGTCGTGTAGGTCAGGAACTTGTATTCGCGCATGAGCTCGTGGCAGACATCGAGCGAGACGCCTTCGTCCACGTCGATGACGATCACGTTAAAGCCTGCCTGCACGTTCTCTTCCGCCCGGTGGCCGTTCTTCAGGAAGTGGTTGCACCAGTGCATCGGCTGGCCGTCGGCCTGGGCGGCCTGGGTCAGCTGACTGAGCTGGTCGAACGGCACCTTCTCGCCCAGGTAGTTGTAGGCCCAGTGCTCGCCGTACGAGAGGATCAGCTCGTTGAGATCGGTCTCCTGCAAAGTCTCACCTTTGAAGAATTCAATCCCGTCGACGAAGAACTTCTTGATGATGATGTGCTTCTTGTAGCCCCAGGCGGTTGCCAGGCTCATCATCTCGTTGCGTGCGGCATTGCCCGACTTGTAGAAGGGGAGCGCCTCGAGCAGATCCGCGTGGGTGACTTCCGTGCCGCAGGTGGCGATGTACTTCGCCAGCTTCACGTAAGCCTTCTCACGGTTGAGGATCGTCTGGAACGCAGCACCCGACTCTTCGGTGAGCAGGATCGCCTGCATCAGGTGCTCCATCTCGACTTCATTGCTCTCGTCGATGAACGCATAGGCGCCGGCCAGCTTCAGTGCCTTGAAGTAGCGGTGCCCGAGCTCGGCCTTCTTGATCTCCTCGTGCTCGGCCATGGCGTCGGCCGTCTGTTCGCAGGCGATCTTGTACTTGAGCAGCGCAATGGCCACGTCGTCCTCGACCGTCATCTTCCAGCCGAACATGGCCGGATCGGCCAGCTTGTGAAAATGCGCCGCCCATTTCTGGATCGTGGCATTGTTCGTCGGCTGGACCAGACGGGCGAAGATCTCTTCCGCGCTTTGCGAATGGGATGCCTTGCGGTCCTGCTGGCCCCAGCCAAAGAAGCAGCGGCGTGCATAGCCCGTTTCGAGGAACGAGTAGAACTGGTCCTCGGTGAGCCCGCCATCGAGCAGCTTCGACGGCGTGCCGAACAGCAGCATGTTGGTGGGCGTCTTGCCGTCCACCTCTTCGCCCCGCTGGTTCTCGGCGGTGTTCTTCGTGAGCTTCTGCTTGACGATGCCCTGGTCGTAAAGCTCCAGGAACAGCGTGAGCACTTCCACGGCGCTGATCAGGTTCGAGCCGATCTCGTCGATCTGCAGGTTGATCGAGCCGCACTTGGCCAGCAGCAGTTTCTGACGCAGCTGCTTGACGGCCGGCGCCGTGCCGCTGTCGAAGGTGAACGGGAAGGCGCCGGCACGCTTGAATTCGCCCATGAGGCCTTCGAGCTCTTCGGCCGGATCGGTGCCGTTCTTGCCGGCACGATGGTTGGCCATCTCGTTCAGGTTCTTCTCGGCCATCACGGGCAGGGTGTCTTCCATGAAGCGCTTCTTGAAGCCCTGCATGAATTCGTTTTCCACCACGTGCACCGAGTGGCCCTTGCCGAACCCGGACGTGGCGAGCGCCAGCGAATAGATATTCACCGGAATTTCGCCGCGGTCCTTCGTGACGATCAGCGCCCGCATGTTGCTTGCCATCTTCCCGAGGAAGTAGGCGACTTCGGCACGGAAGAAACCGCGGTCCGTGTTCTGCGTCTTGGCAGTGAGCACGTCCACGATCTCTTCCAGTACCGGATGGTGTGTGACTCCGGTGAGGTCAATCATGACTGAGATACCTGTTCTTCTGGGTGCAGGCTTCGAAGCCTTCGCAGTAGCTGCAGCGCTTCACTTCGCCCGGCACGGTGATCACGATGCCCTTGGCCTTCTCGGCACGGAACGCATTGGCTTCGGCCAGGGTGTCGAAATTCTTGGTGGACTTGCCGGCCGTTTTGGTCGGGTCGCTGTAATACTTGTACTTCGGGGCCGAGCGCCACAGTTCTTCGTCAGTGCACTCCGGGATCTGGCTTTCCGGTGCGTCCATATACTTCTGCACCTGCTCCAGCTTCCAGCGGATCCATGCCTCGGTCTCCTCGACCGACAGCAGCGGAATGTCCTTGTGAGCGACACGCTTTTGCGGATACTTCGGGTTGTTCCGGGCATCAGCCGCACTCCAGTCCGTGAAGATGAAGTTGATGCGGATGAAGTCCTCGGTGATCTTGTCCGGGTTCAGCCACTTGTAGATCGAACCCTGCAGGCGGTAGTCATCGTCCTTGCCGCCATAGACCCAGGTCCACACGGTGGTGGACTTGTTGTCCATCACGATGCCTTCCATCACCATGTCGAACTTGCCGCCGACCACGTAGACGCGCCCGGTGACCTTGATCTCCCGCTTGGCTCGCCGCTCCAGGTAGATCGGGATCGTGCCGGCATCGACCGTTTCCGGATTGATGCGCACATGCTGGATCACATCCTCCGGATAGCCGAGCAGCTTGAGCGAGCGGTCTGCGCCCTTGACCCATGCCTTTTCGATGGAGTCATGCAGGGACTTGCCGAGCGCTGATGCGATGTATTCCTCGACATCGGGTGCCGGACGTTTGGCCGGTGGAATGCGGTGGGGCAGCACCAGATGACGGATCGGCCGCATCAGGCGGGTGGCGCTGATGTAGTTCTCGTCGTTCTGGTAGTCGTACTCGTCGTGCAGCAGCCAGACGGCCAGTGCCAGCGAGATATCGCTGTTGTTCGTGATTTTCATGGTGAGGAGTGCCAGGGAGAGTTGAGGGTTGCTGGAACCAGGGAAAGGATCAGCAGCCCTCGGCGATCAGGACAATTTGCTGGCGGTTAGACCACCCATCACAGCCGTGTTGGGCATGGGCAGGTCGTTCAGCGTCACTGTCGGTACAGTGAACGTCTCCCGCGTCGCCTTTCTCAGGATCCGGCCCGAGTAGTGCACCAGCTTCTGGGCGGCACGTAGGGGGGTGTTACCCACCTTACCTTTGCCGTGGGTGCGCTCGTTCGCGGTGCGCCAGATCTCCTTGAACATGTTGGCTTCGTCGAAGGTCAGGCCCAGAGCGTCGATCAGGTCTTCGCACTCTGCCTGGTAGGGCAGCTGCTCTTCACGCTGCGGATGGAACACATACGCGAGGTAGTAGTTCACCTGCAGGCCCGAGTTTTCCTTCTCCTGGCTCATTGCAGCGTGCCCTGTGCAGCGAGAGCAGCCGGATCAAGTACGTCACCGTCATTAGCCGGCTTGCCGCCCTTGACCACGCTCAGCACGGTCTTGGCCACTTCCTGCTGCTTCACGCCTTCCGGCACGGCCTGGAATTCTTCCTCGGTCATGTAGCCGAGTTGCATGACGTTCAGGATCACCACGTCGAGCACGTTCGCCGTCACGGAGTCGTCGCCCATCTTCTTGAAGAGCTGCATCTGGGCAACCTTCTGCGCCTGGCCGAGCAGGTTCGACGGGATCTGGTCCTTGGTGTGGGTGATGACGCCGTTCACCTTGGCGGTGTGCAGGGCGACTTCGTTTTCACCGGCCGGCAGCTGGAAGACGACTTCAGCGGCGACCATGAAATAGAACTTGCGGCCGGCAGCATTGGCGGGCGGCGTCGTGGAAGTAGGCTTTTTCATTGGGAATGTCCCGGTAGAGATAGGAAAGGGAGCCGGATTCTGTTCGTCTCCCCTCAAACTTATTTCTAAAAACGGATGTTACTTCAGGAATCTGGCGGTGTCTAGCGGGCTTTTCAGCGAGCCAGACACCCAAAGACAATTCTATTACGCGGGTTCCATGGCCGACTCGATGACCTCGACGAGCTCGGCTTCAGACGCACCATTGGGGATGGTGATTTCCTGGGACCAGTCGGGGTAGAAGATGGACAGTTCGCCGCCCAGCTTGACATCAGGGTGGGCAATGTCCGGGTGGTCCTGCCATTGAACGGCCTTCACCAGATGTTCATTGGTGTAGAGCAGGGCATCAATGTCGTCCCGGATCAGGAAATACCCGGCATCGTGGATCTGTGCGCAGGGCCGGATGGCGGTGCGGAACTTCGACTTGCGTACACCCTGCATGAACTCCATGTTGGCGCGGGAGTTCAGCAGACACCAGCTCTGCCCGAGCGCATTGCCGGCCGTGCGGCCTTCGGCTTCCGCTTCGTGAGGCGTCTTGCTCGTGCCCCGGATGACCTGAGCCAGAAGGGGAGTGCGCACGCGCAGACCAAACGCCGCGGTAACGTACCCATCCTTCGAGGCCTGGTCGAGCTTGGCCTGCACCCAGTCGATCGACACCTGGTAGAGCGCCTTGTACTTGGCCTCCACCATCTTCGCCTTCTCTTCCGGGAAGCCGCAGTTGGTCATCAGCGTCTTCCAGGTGCCCTGATAGGTCAGAGCAAAGGTGGGCGCCTTCGAATCCTGCCGCAGCATCTTGTAGGCCGTCTCGATGGAGTTGATGCTTGGCACCGAGTTGCCGTCGATGTCGGGCATCTGGTCACCGAAATACGCGTAGGACCGCAGGCAGTGACCATCGTAGCCGTCGGTGTAGACCTTCAGCTTGTTCGGATCCCTGGTGGTGAGTGCCGAGATCCGGTCCTCGAGCGAGGCAAAGTCGAGCCCGGTGAAAAGCCAGCCGGGTGGCGCCATGAAGCAGTACTTGATGACCTTGCCGAGCGACAGCTTGCCCTTCTTGGTGAACTGAGCCAGGAAGGGGTACATGGCCAGCAGCGCTGCCGAGATAACCATCGCCACATTGGCCGGCAGGTTCTGCATGTTCGGGTTGTTCGAACTCAGGCGGCCCGAGACCGTGCCGCCCAGGTTGTAGTTGCCGAACAGGTAGTGCCAGCCATCGGGACCGAGCTGTGCATTCTTCATCGCCGGGATGAAGGTGCCCAGGATCTTGTCAACGGCCGCATGGTCGATCAGCGCATTCAGCAGATCCAGAATGTCCTGGTCCTGCGTGTGGTTACGCAACATTTCCAGCGTGTCGCCATCGGCTGAAGGCTGCTTCGTCTTCGTGAAGGAAATGACAGGCAGGCCCAGCATGTCGTAAAGCAGATCCTGCATCTGCGGATAGCTGCGCGGGTTGAACACCACATCGGCCGGTACGTCAGCCAATGTGATGCGCTTTACCTTCCACTCAGCATGCTTCTTCTCGATGTACTTTTCCTTCAGACGATACTCGAAGCGCTGGATGCACTGGGTCTGCTTGATCCGACCTACGGCGTCGTCATACACAGCCTGCAGCGCTGCCTCGACTTGCAGCACCCGTCCCATGCTCACTGGCATACCGGTGAGTTGCATTTGCACAATGTCGAGCGTGGCCGGCTGGAAGAGTGTCTGATAGACACCTAACTGCCGATCAGCCACCATGGTCTGGTAGTGCTTGTCGTGCACATACCAGGTGGACAGGGAGTCAACCAGGTTGTACTTGAGCAGCACCGGCAGCGGGATCTTGCAGATGTCTTCGATGTCGGTCTGGGCGTAGTTGCCGGCGAACTCCTGAGCCTGGATCTTCAGGCCCAGTTCATTGCCGGCGCACGAGTTGGTCGCCAGATAGGTGATCAGCTTCGTGCAGTCCCACTCGCCTTCGCCCAGCATCACTTCCAGCCCCCAGAGAAGGCCTTCCGTGTCGCAGATGTGATCCATGAACAGCTGGTAGATCAGCGCATAGGCGTCGTACGCGATGTTGTGAAAGAGCTTCTTCCTGGCCATCTGGATGAAGAACTCCCGCAACATCGCACGCCGGCGCTCGTTTCGCACCTGCACACCGTACGGGGCTTCGGTGGCGCCCTCGATCGGCACATAGTCGACGGGGAACGCAATCCCTTCCCCCTGGTTCCAGGCGAAGCTGATCGTGCCAATCCCGGCGTCATAGTGCTTGAGGCTGAACGCCTCGATGTCTATCGACAGGGCGCAATCCATCTCCAGCAGCCTGGTGAGCCACGCCTCGATCGCTTCATCGGTCTGCGGATACTCCGCGAACTTGATGATGCCGTGACCCGGATCCTTGTAGGCATTCGTGGCGTGAGCCACGATCGCTTCCATGGCCCGTGCGATCTTCGTCTTGATGCCGGCCGGGTCGTAGAAAATCTGACGATAGCCCGGCGCGAAGATCACCTTCTGGTCTCCGAACTTCGAGTCCAGCACGTACCCGAGATTGGCATCGACCTTGGCCACACCAGTGAACACCTTGAAATAGCTGCTGTCCGTGCACAGGACATACTGCACCCTGTAGTCATCGAGCACAGGCTGCAGACATTCCGTGATGTACTGCTTGATCTCGGACACGGGCGTCTTCTTGCCGGTCAGATGCAGGTCGAGCACCATGCAGTCATCGGCGTCCACACCCGACTCGGTGAAGTACGCCTGACGGATGTCGTCCTTGCGAATCTGGCCGACCAGCAGACAGAGCGGGTATTCCGGCTGCTCGGCGTAAAAGTGGTAACGCATGTCCTTCCTCAGTAAATCAGGCTTGCCATTGCATACATCTCGATCTTCGGCAGGATCTTGCTGTACTGCCGGATGTCCCGCTCCGTGCGCAGGAAAAAGCGCGTGTTGAACCGGCGCTCCAGCCCCCGGAACTGCGGAACCAGACAGACCAGACACTCCGGCAGCGCATCCCGCTTTTCCTGCACCGTGTCCGATGTCAGCACTGCTGACTGCAGCCGGAAGAGCATCTGGCCGATCTGGTCCCGGTCGAGCTCGACGGCCTTTCTGTCCTTTAGCCATTTCTCCATCTCCTCGTTCAGTGCCCAGGCGAGCATGGGCCAGCTCTTGTAGATGGTGTTGCTGCGGCTGTGGCGGTAGACCTCACCGCCGAACATGAAGCCCATGGTGTGATCCCGGTTGATCTCGTCGTGCTGTTCGACCAGGTGATCGATGGCTTTCGCCAGCCGGCGAGTTTCAGGCTCAAAGAGCTTCGCCTTAATCCCCTCAATCAGGGGGTAAATGTCGTCACGATCCATGGGAAATGCCCTTTAGTTGATGAGCCCGCCGTACTTTTCGGCCAGGGTACCGTAAAGCATCACCCGCTGGCGAGCACGGGTGAACGCGACATACAGTAGCCGGGCCACTACGTTCGGGTTGTGGCAGGTGGACAGGTCGCCAACGTCGATAAACACCGTGTCGTAAGTGGAGCCCTGTGCCTTGTGCGTGGTCGCTGCATCACGCTGGCGAAGGTCCGGGAAGTTGTTCTTCAGGAAGAAGTAACGGTCCCAGTTCTTCTGTTTGGCGTAATACTTGATGAGCTTCAGGTGGTGCTCGCGGTCCACCGGCACCATGGCGTTGTAGTACATCTCGCCGCGTCGATTCTTCAGCGTGGTCAGGCGGTACTCGAGCTCGACGTTGTGATCGACCGGCATCATTTCCGGATCGTCCTGCCTCTCGATCTCGACCTCTTCCTCAACGCGGATCATGCCGTTGCTCAGCGTGATCGCATTGTTGTTGACCAGGAACTCGCCCTTGACGAACTGTTCCGGCAGTTGCCGCACACCCCGGATATGTTCGTTGTACTCAATAACACGGTCATTGCGATACGCCAGAATGCGCTTGTCATGCGTCTGCTCGGCAAACTGCCGGCCGATCTCATACTCCATCTCCTCATCCGACAGGAGATCGATGACGCCAGGAATGATGCGGATCGGCTTGAATTCACCGGTCTCGACCGTCTGGCGCAGTTGCAGGTTGGTCGCCTGCAGTGCGCCGATGTTCGTGCGCATCTGCTCGGTCAGCTCGAAGAACGGCAGCTTGTCCCGGTAGACCGGCGAGAGTGTTTCGGTGACCGGTGCGAGCTGGCAGTGATCACCCACGTAGACGATCTTGCAGCGGGCCGTGCCTTCCAGGATATACCGGCGCAGATCGCTGTCGATCATCGAACATTCGTCGATGAAGAGGATCGTGCTCTGGTGCACTTTCCATTTCGCACCCTTCGTCAGGTGCACCCGTCCCGTCTTGTAGTCTTCCCGCATGGTCAGATTCAGGAACGAGTGGATGGTGGAGCAGGGGCGCCCGGTCGCTTCAGTCAGCACTTCGGCTGCCTTGTTGGTCGTCGCCGTCATGACGACATCGGTGTACTCGGCTGGAATGCCCATCATCTTGCAGGTGGACAGATACTGCGGCATCACCTGGTCGATCAGGTAACCCATCAGGAAGGTCTTGCCCACGCCACCGGGGCCGGACATGATCAGTTCCTTGTCAGTCCCGAACAGGAACTGGAAGAAACCATCGGCCGCTGCCTGCTGTCCCTGGTTCAGCGGGACGGTTTTGAGTTGTTCCAACATTGCCTCCGGGCGTGTTGAGCCAGGCTCTGCCCAAAAGAGGGGAGAGCCAGGGAACGGGAATAGGGGAGTCAGTCCGAGAGGACCGGGATGCGGGCGGGGACGAAGGCCGAGAGATCGGGCTTGAAGTAGCCCGGACCCTTCATGATCTTGCCGTTGGCGTCGACGATAGCTTTACCGTCGACAAATTTTGACCAGTTGGATGCATTGACTTCATCCATAGCGTCGACCACCTGGAAGCCGAGGTGATGAGCGACACCGGTCCCAGTCACGATCTGGTCACAGATGGCATCAAGGAAGTTGGCACGGTCGGGCGTATCGACGGTCACTCCGCCGTCTGTTTCCTTGAGGTATGTTGCCAATGCCTTGAGGGCTACCCTCGCTTCGTGCAGTAGCACAGCGGCTTTGTGATTGGTCGGCGTGAGTTCTTCAACCATCTCACTGACTTCTTCAAAGTGAACCCCAAGTTGGGTGCTGAATTGCTTGCTGGTAGGAGTGGGTCTTGCCTCTTCGAACCAGGCAAAGGTAGCACTCAGGGTATTAGCTTCATGCTGTTTCTTTTTGCTGCTCATCTTTCGTTCCACTTGACTTGGACTTGGTTAGAAACTCCTTGACCAGCAGGTTTCTCACGTAATCCTTGATAGAAATATGGGGACCAAGCTGCTCAGCTAACCATTTCTGTTGCTGAGGCGACAAGGACATGAACACGTCTTCCATGAAGGTTCGACGTGTGTCTGCAGGAGCAATGTTGAGCGCCTTCAAACGTAGGGTGATCGTGGTTGGGTGACAGTCCAGGATCTTGGCAATGGTGGACAAGGACAATCCGACACTGTTTAACCGGATGATGTCGTCGTCCGTGGCTTTACGGTTCGACCGATAAACTGAAGACATGGGAAACTCCGCTCCTAAAAATAACCTCTAGTTTGCCATTCCTAGAGTTAACTTGAAAGGAGACGGAGCTTACCTAGTGTGCGTTAGCAGACACTTAAGACTTCAGTTTCTTCTTCAGGCGGTAGACCTGATCCTTGGAGAGGCCGGTGGCTTGGGCAATTTCGACGTTAGTCTTTTTGCCTTCCTTCAGCAGACGGTTGGCTGCCTTGACTGGATCCTCCAGGTCCGTACCTTTCCCCAGGTTAACTTGGGGGTCAGGTTGAGACTTGGCTGACGCCTTGTCTTTAGGCTTGCTCACGGACTTCACCGCCTGCGCAGCCTTGACTGGCTTGGTCTTGGCCGGAACTGGACTGGCATTGAGCTGCTTGTCCAGTGCGTCTCCCGTATCAGCCGCCAAGCCAAGTGCAGTCCAGCCTTTGCGCGTCTGCTTCTTGAACTCACGCAGCTCACGGGCAGCAGCGACCGATTGGGGATAGGTCATCGCATCGTGCCAGGCGTTGTAAAGCTGCTTTGCCCGGTCTGCCTGGGTCTGAGGCTTGGCCGCTTTTTCCTGTGGTTCGGCGACAACAGTGCCGGTGTTCGTTGCCGAATCCACGACAGGAGCAGGGTTATCTGCCGGGGCAGTGCCGCCGATTTCTTCTGCCAGCTTCTGCTCGAAACTGTCGGCTTCTGCCTCCTTTTCCGTCGAATTTGACATAAGGTTTTTTATCACCGGAATCGGTACCAGGTCCGCAGCCTTGATTTCGGGTGCCACCGGAACCTTGGCCGTCAGTTCCTCCACCATGTCCAGCGTCTCGGCATGGGCCAGTTTTACCGGCAGTTCCTCGACCGTGTTCACCTGCACATCCGTGTAGGTCACGTTGGAACCCTGGTGGCCGCCGACCTCGACGTGCTGGGTGATGCTCACGTGATTGCCACGCAGCACATTGGCCAGCAGCTGGGCGCCGTCCGGATCACTGCTGATCGAGCCACCGCCGTTGACCAGGGTGCGCAGCTTGTCCGGAAGGTTCGCCAGGATGTGGTAGCCGCAGACCCGCATCTTGTTGTGTGCGTACTCCGGTACCGCAAACACATCTTCGGGACGGACCTTGGCCAGCACCGTCACATCGCCGCTGAAACCGCCGAGATAGCTGAGCGATGCCACATGCAGACCATTGGAGCAATCCTTGCGACGGTTCGGATCCACCAGGCCCGGCTTCATGAACACGTACGAGCCAACCTTCTGTTTGATGTTGCCCGAGTGCACGTCGACGAAGTGATCGCCCCGCTTGTTCAGTCGCTTGAAGATGACGATGCAGCCATCATCGGCAATCGGCAGATCGCCCTTCTCGATGAACTTCATCAAGTCTTCAACCGAGTGGGTGCGGTCGTTGATGATGAGCGAGAGCCGTTCCACGAACCGGGTGAAACCGGTGTAGTCCTGGAGCTTCTGGGCCGAACGCAGCTGGCGGGCGAGCTTGTGTGCATCCGGGATGATCGTGCCGGTCTTTTCGTGCACCGCCACGATCGTTTCCCCATCGCCCAGCGGTGTATGGAACTCGGCACGGTCGGTGCCCACACTGTTGCCGACCAGCTGCAGCATGCGCTCTCGCGCTACGTCCAGCTTCTGGTCATTGGTCTGCGCTGCCGGTGTCTGACGGGTAGTTGCGTTTTGCACGGGTTGGGCGAACTCTTGAAGTTCGGCGGCGAGCTCGTCCGTGGTCATGTCGGCCGGCGACTTCTCCGCAATCGGAGCCGCATCAACCACAGCCGGCGCCTGAGTTGCAGTGTCATCCTCTTCCTTGGTTCCCTGGCCGGGAAATACGCCGATCTCGAGCGGCGACACATGCGCCACCGCCTCGTCGACTTTCTCCGGCGACTCGGTATCGACCAGTTTCTTCAGGAAGGCTTTCGCCACCCGGAAGAACTTGACCACGCCCTTGGTGCCCTTCTCCGCATCGTTAAACTCGGTGCGTTGAACGATCACCGGCGCCACATCCACCTGGACGAGCCGGCCGGCTTCGAGTGCCGTCCTCGATTCGGCCACGATCCGCGGGAGACGGGCGTCTCCCTGAGCGATGGTCATGGTCGAACCATCCATCAGATACAGCACGGCATGACGGGTATCCACCGACAGGGCCGCGATGGTCACGAGTGTCTTTTGCATTTCAGTTTCCGTTTTTGAATACGCTCATGACGAGCGACTTGAGAGCGGCATGGCGCTCGGGAGATTCCTTGATCCGGTCCAGCGGATGGCTGACGTTGGACAGCAGCCCGGACAGCATCCAGTCATCCTTCAATGCCTTGAGCTTCTTCACGCACGGCAACTCTTCGAGCATGGAACCCTGCACGTTGGAGTAATGCTGCAGCTGCTCCGTGGGCAGGTTTTCGATGGTCCACATGAAGTCATTGCCCGTCAGGGACTTGATTCGATCCGTGACACGATCCATGTCCGGGTCATCCCTGAGCTTGTCAAAGCCTGCGAGCTTGATGCCGAGGTAATCGAGCAGCGTGACCAGATCCGGGTCGATGTGATGGTCGTCGAACACTGCGGACCTACACTGTTTCGTGCGGTAGGTCTGGTACTCCTTCGACTGGACCCGATCCCACAAACGCCGGGCGAGGAACTTGTCGACGTGCACGGCACCGCGCTTGATGGCCATGTTCTTTTCCGTCCCGGTACGCACGACGACGCCGAGCTTGCGCTCTTCATCAGTGAGATCCAGGTAGGAACCAAAGCGGCCCAGCGAGCCAGAGGAGACGGATTCGAGCGGCACGAAGAAAAGCGGGGTGTCCGTTGTTTCCAGATCCGACTTCATCAGCTTGATGCGGTCGTGGCCCATCTTGCGGCGACCGGCCTCGTCGTAGACGTTGCACAGCGACATCAGTGCGTTGGGCGTCTTCTTCAAGCCGACGGGCAGATCCAGCTGGCCCGACCGCGCACGGCGGGTTGCTGCACGGCGCAGCTTCTCCTCCTCGAGCTCGGCTGCCACGTCATCCCAGTCATGGTTGAGCGTGATGTCGATGACCTTCATGCCAGCGTCCTCGAACGCCTTGATGATGGCGGGCTTACGCACGTCGTTCGGCACAATCCGGTAGGTCCACGACGCCGCGCCGTGCGTGATCCACGGGCAGCAATCAAGGGTGTCCTTGAACCGCTTGATGCGCGAAGTGATGAACACGGTGGGCGTGTCCAGCAGCTGCTGCATGTGCGCAAAGTTATCCAGATCAAGGTCCACGAGCAACGACGGATGCCGATTGGAATTGCCGTGATAGAAATGTTCCGAGCAGTGGAACTCGCTCAGCTTCAGCAGCTCAGCATGCTTCTGGAACACACGCGAGACTGGTCGCAGGACGTGATGCTTGAGGAATGCAAACTTCACGGCGTCCCTGTCCTTCCAGTGCTTGCCGACCATGCGCCGGCGCAGCTTGTGAAACTCATGCGTCGACGACTTCTTCTGGAACACGTGAGCGTTCTTGAAGCCCCGGTGCTCAGCCGCTTTCAGCATGGCCAGGTACTTGGCGTACTTGGCCATGCCCAATTGCGAGCTTAGATAGCGGCGAACCGGGACCGGTGTGATCGCATCCGAGAGGCTGGCGTAATGCTCCAGCGACGTGTGGAACTGGTCACCCTTGGCCAGCCGCTCCGCTGCCTGCAGGATCGATGCCGGGATCTGCTTGATGATGTCGTCTTCGATGCGGGCGACGAGTGCCACGCACAAATCGGTGATGCCGTTCTCGGTCATCTTGCTCGACGAGAGCGTTTCACGGTTCGGGGTCAGTGCCAGCGTACCGGGCGCCGCCTGCACGACCATGCGCTTGAAGCCGACGATCTCCATGAACTGCCTGAGCAGATCCACTGCCTTCTGTGTGCCGGGTGTCTGCAGCATCGGATAGATGACTGCACCGTAGCGTACGAACAGCTGATGGTTGCCCATGTAGTGGTGATACCAGCTGTCGCTCACGTCGTAGCTGCCTGGTGTCGGATCCAGGTTGATCGTGCGCAGACGCTCGACACCTATCTCTTCGTTGGTCACCGCTTCCTTGCGGCCCATGTGATGCAGATCCACCAGCATGTCACCGTGGCAGGCCACAGCCTCGATGTAGTGCCGCATCTGGCGCACATCGCTTTCCTGAAGCTGGAAGCGAACCGTGAGGCCAGTGCGATCAGTAGCCGTCTCCAGCACACGGGTGATGGCCGGCAGGCCTTCGGCTTCAACACTGGCCTTGACCAGGTTGTAGATCACTTTCTTTCCCTGGTTCTCGGAGATCACCCGGAAGGATTCGGCGTAAGCCCAGGGCGACTTGCAGCCAAGACCAAAGCCACCGGTGACGGCCTTGTTCTGGCGCTTGGTCGAGCCGCCAAACGTGCCATAGATCTGCTCGAACCGGTCATCGGGAATACCGAGGCCGCTGTCTTCGATGATCAGCTCGTTCTCTTCGGTGATCGTGATCTTCACCGGCACATTGGTCGTGCCCGCTTCGATGTGAGCATCCCAGGCGTTGCACAGCGTTTCACGGATGCACGCCAGCTGCTGGTTCGAATACAGGTTGGTCGAGAGCATCATGAGGAACGAAGCATCCTCGACCATGCCCATTGCAGTGGTCTTCTGTGCACCGAGTGTGGCTGCGGTGGCAGCGCCTTGAATGTCAGCTACTTGCATGATTATTTTTTAAGTGGAGTGAAGTTGAAGATGGCAACCGGTCGGACGTGTTCCTTCCAGTCGTGGTCAACGATCCAGCTATCGGACCAGGCGCTGCCCTTCAGGGGCTCGCCGAGTCGGTGAAATGCGATATCTCTGTCTTCCATCTCTGCCCAAGGCGCCATGACGTAATGCGCAAACGGCGGCTGTGGGTCGGTGATCGGCAGCAGGCACAGGCCATTCATGGCCAGGCCCAGGATGAAGTCGTTGTTCCAGTTGGCTCCGAAGCCCTTCGGTATGTTCAGCACGACATCGAGTGCTGCCCGGTACTGCTTTTCAGACAACATGACGACCTCAAACTTATATCGAACAATGGAGTAAAAAAGAGGGCGACACGGAATGCCGCCCTCAAACACGCGCTTTCAGGGATAGCTAACCCCAGAAAACGTCTCCACAAACTTAATTCTAACCAGGAGTATGTTCGCCGGGCAACATTTTTCTGTGCTGTTGCCAGCCAACCAGGTTGCCGTGCAGTTCTTCATGCTCCCAGTAACCGTGTTTCTCACCTTCCAGCCAACGGTCTGGCGTGGCCTGGTGCTCAGCTGGTGATGCATGCAGTGGCTCGGCCACGACCAGCCGGTGATACAGGTCGATGTCTTCCTGCACAGTGGTCTGCCGGCCGTCATGGGTCAGGTAACTGACACGGGCACAACGGGCGGTCGACACCTTGCGCAGCACGGCGTAGATCTCGTGCTTGCCGGGCATGTCGCGGGTGATTCGGCCTTTCTGACAATGTTTCGAGGCGACTGCCCAATCCCTGTCAAACTGAATATAGGGCAGGTGCCACTCACCTTCCTGAACCAGTTGGGGGAGTGACAGCTGCATGGCCTGCTCCATCGCTTCAGCCAGCACCTTGATCTCGGGTTGGGCATCCGCATGGCAGCGCAACTTGAAGAAGTTGGCCCACTCGGTGCCTGTGACGACCACGTTGATATGCGCCCATGGCTCCAGCACCCGGTTGGCAATCTGCTTGTGCAGACCCAGTTCCATCATGCGTTCGGCGGATCCGATTGCCCGGTCCATGCCTTGCAACCAGGTTGCTTTCACATGGTCCAGATCGATGCCATGAAGTGAATCCCCTGCCTGCATGCCGGGCTTGTTGCTGCCCCAGTAGACCGGCATGGCCGGATCACGGCGAAGGTCTTCGATCATCTTGGCCACCGGGATGGCCCGGCTGCTCGATGCGTTGCGGCTGAACACGCGGTGTGTCATGAACTCCGCGTGAATGAAGCGGGGATAGCGCAGCTGCATCGTGGTGAGCCGTTTGCCGGCCGGACTGATACTGTCTGCGATGATGGATGCGGTGATGGTCACTGATACCTTCCTTGAAGTGTCTTGAGGTTGCGCATGGTGTACTCGAAGCCGCCCACGAACTTCTCGACCTTCGCGCACATCTCAGCCTGCTGTCTACGGGTGGAAACTGTCTGCAGATCGTCGGTGAGATTCAGCGCTTCCTTGATGGACAGCAACTCATCACCTGCACAACCAAACTTGCCGAGCTTGCTTGCACGGTCACCTATCGAAATGAGGCTGTTGATTGCAGGCTTGAAGATCTTTTCGAGCTCTTCACGGCCGGCATCATCGACATAGCAGACTAGTGTGGTGCCGACGATCACACGGAACACAATCGTGAGGAAGCTGTCCTCATCTCCACGGCCATCCGTCAGGGATAGCAGGTGGGCATGCGGGATCAGCTTCAGACTGAGTTCAGCTTGCTGTGAGCGCCGGAACAGTGCGGGCAGCTTGACCGGCCGTTTAACCGATCGATGAAAATGAGTCCGGGACACTTACACACCTTTCTTGTAAAGCTGCGTTCCAGTCGGAACGGTTTCGGCTGAGCAGACCGTGATGGTCCAGGCATCGGTGCCTGGCATGGCACCGGCAATGCCTGCTTCTATCAGCACTGGCTGCGTCGCCGGATGGATACCTGCAAACACCGCGCCGCAGTCAATGCACATGAAGCCTGACTGCACGACCTTGTTACGGGCATCCACGATGCGATGCGTGCACCTCGGTGCCAGCAGCTCATGCATAGCAACTGCTGCATCCCTGTCCAGCACGTTGGTGCTCTTGCCCAGCGACTCCGCAATGGCGAGGAGCCGTGCTTGTTGGCCTCTGTTCATCAGAATCCCCTATACCCACCCTGCGATTTCAATCACACGGGCGAGCTCAGCTTCCGTTACCTGTTCCGGCTCTCCTGCTGCAGCCAGATCGTTCAGGAAGTCGTGCAGCTTGTCGCTGGCCCGATCGCTGATGCCATCCGGGCACAGTGCCTTTTCAAGCGCACCGACTGCGTTCCAGTACGCGATGCGTGCAGCGACGGCCGCACGTAACAGTTCAAGGTTGTCCATCTTTACGTCCTTCGAGTTTGGCCAGATCCTTTTCGCACTGCTCGTAGATGGCTGCGGCCTTGGCTTTGTCGCCGTCTTCGAGCGCCTGGTAGAGCTGCGAACCGGGAGCGACCTTCACGTCCCGGTACGTCTTGCAGTTGCGGTGCATCAGAACCTCCTATGGACATTCCGGCTCAGGTACGCCGAAGTAGTGGTCACGCCACGGCTTGCCACACTTCGGACAGTTACCAATGAGAAAGAAGTTGCGCATGGCGATCACTTGCGCAGCAGCTTGGTGATTTCGACGGCGCCGAACACAATCAGCGCAGTAACGATGATCACGGTGACGCTGTTGTCATTCAGATACTGGAAGAAGGTCATTCAGAATCTCCGGTTCTTCAGATAAAAGGGGAGCTTGGCTTTCGCCCGCTCGGTTTTCTTGCTGGCCTTGGCGCCGTTCCTTGCCCTTGGCTCCGGTTCTTCCTGAGCCAGAGGAGGAAGACGGGCTTCCATGGCCAGCAGCTCGTCGATCAGGCCGGGATTACGGAACGGTGTCGAGCGGGTCTTGTAGATGTCGCTGGCCGGGACCGTCTTGTACTCAACCATCATCAGATCGTCGAGGATGACCATTACGCCATCGCCGCGGAGTTGAGCCGCAACCATGGCAGTGCGGTCGACACCATCGGCCCAGTCCACACCCAGGATGACATCATCTAGGCCGGACCTGTCCAGCGGGTGAGGCATGTGCGCCAGGATGCGCTGCTCGATGCTGCTGAAGTTTGACTTCGACAGCTTCTCGACGAGCCCTTTCTGCCACGGCGCCAGCCCAGTGATTGCACCGACGAAGGACACCATATCGTTGGGTAGTTGGCTCATTCGTCCACCAGCTTGCACATGTCTTTCGGCCAGACCTCGCCGTCTTCATCGACCACGAGCATCACGCCATTGGCGTTCGTGCGGGTGAGCTGGCTGTTCCAGTCCACCACGCTGCCGCTTGCGCCGTCGTAATCCGGCACACCGTCATCACTCCATGCGGTCACTTCGGCCGTCGCATTCACAGTGTCAGCTGTGCCGACAATGCGCAGGCCGTTCGGTGCAATCATCTGTTTCACGGCCGCTTTCCTCCCTTGGTGCCCATGAGTGCTTCGACGATGCCCACCACTCCGTACACAGCCAGCGCGAAGATGACAGTCGTCAGGACCGGATTGTTCTGCATGAATTCGAAAATGTTCATCGCCTTCCCCTTGGTTCAGTAGTTGCCGCGCGCAGGTCGGACATGGCCTACCATCTGGTGGTTGCCCATGGGCAGCGGCAGCTGCGGTACTGTCTCGATGGTGAGCACCACACCAAGGCTATTTGCGGTCCGGATCAGTTCTGCCAGTCGGCGCTCCATTTCCTGGACAACCCATTGGTTGCGCTCTTCGCTGAATTTATGGCTCACGCTGCCACCGCTTCCTGAGCCACCTCGATCTGCATGTGGTGGATCTCACAGCGGCCGTTCACTTCCTCGCCGTACCAGCACAGGTGCGCAACGCCGCCGTTGATGCGCTTCCACATCTTGCCGGGGTAGACACCCGACGGGAATGTGGTGTCGTACTGGCTGAGCTTGCTGAAGTCCTGCATGCACAGGTGCGCCTTGCCGTCACGGATGAATATGTACTGGCGATCCGGTTGCGACCAGTGCTTACCGAGCCGGTCGGTCATCTCCGGAATCACATCCTTGCCGTTCATCGGCTTGGCCACGCCGGCGATCGCATCCTGGCGCTTGATGTCCGCACGCACGTTGCGAATACGCTCCAGCAGGCTTTCCTCGCTGAACGGGTGGCCCTGGATCGTGTGGTGGTGCTCGAGCCAATGCTCGACTTCATCCAGCAATTTGTTCTGGTTCATGGGTTCTCCTCGTTTACAAATGGAAAGAGGCGAAGACCTTGCGATCTTCACCTCTCGTTGATGGGCATTGCGGAGTGCTTTAGCTCCCGGTCGAATCCGCTTGTTCCGCGTTGACAGTGGACTGATGTGCGCCGCAGCGCATTCACCTCTGCCTTCGGCCTTGAGGCCCAGCCATATCTCCAGCGGCGGCATCCAAAGCACTCCTGAATGCCCACATGTGCAGTTACTGGTTCAGGTCTGCCCTAGCCATACTCGTCCTGCTCGGGCCTCTCCCGAGGTTGCGATGGGGATGCAGGACGTACACGGTCCACTGCACGGGACCAATGCTCTGTGATCAGGGCGACGGTCAGAATGATCTTCCAGATGGAATACATTTCGCCTCCCTCAAACATAACTCTAATTCTGTCTGACTGAATCTTGTCTGTCAACACTTTCTGACAGACAGACCCCAAACAAAACACGAATCAAGGGCGCTATACAGCGTTGAGCCTTATGAGCTGACGAGCAATCACGTCGATCTGGTCTGTGTCGAGGCTGTTTCCACAGCTGGCTTTGAAGGCCAGCAGATCGGCCTCGATCTTGTGGTAGCAGCCACCACACATGAACCGGTAGCGCTTGCCCATCAGCGACCAGGCGTTGGGCTCCGTGCATTCCTTACACAGAGGCAATAGCGGCGACTGGCTCATCTTTCTGGTTCTGGTATTTGCCGTTGTAGGCTGCGTGTTCAGAGAGCTGGTGGAAGATCACCTGGGCGATGCCAGCGCCGGCAGGAATCACGAGGATGTCGCTGCCGTGGTAGACGAGCTCGAGGGTCAGGAATCCCTTCCATCCCGGCTCGATGACGGTGTTGAACACGGACAGGCCACGACGTGCCCAGCTCGACTTGTCATGCACGATGCCGAGCAGATCACTGGGCATGTCGAACTCTTCCATGGCCGAGGCGAGTGTGAAGCTGCCCGCGCTCTGCGTGAAGTGCGAGAGCTGACCAGCATCATTGCGCTCGATGACGGCCACACGACGGCTGCCGCGGTAGTCCCCATCGAAGCGGATCTCCTGCTTGATGCGAATGTCATAGCCGGCTTCGCTCAGCCCATAGCTCACGCCATGGGCCTTGTGTTTCCCGGTAAACATGTCCTTGATGGGTGCCTGACGGCTCAGTGAGCCCCACAGCTTGTAACCATTGACGACCATCTGAAACTACCCCCGAATGTGAATCACTTCGCCGAATGCCGGCTTGTGGCCGCCTGAGCCCGTCACGATCCAGATCACCGGAATGTCGAGACCGAGCGGCAGCATTGCCCTGCACTGCATGTCGGTGAAGATGATAGCAGCGGTTGGTTTCTCCTCCAAGATATCTGCACGTACGCAGTCAAGCGAGGTGCCGCCACGACCGACCACTACCACGCGATCGAACGGATCTTCCGGCCCAAAATCGTATGTTTTCTGGATTCTGGTGTCGAAAAGGACCATCGACAGCTTTTCCGGGTTGTACGTTTCTTTCACAAACTTGAGTTCGGAATTGAAACGCACGATCTCGGCATCCGAGATGGAGCCGGACACGTCCAGGTAGTAGCGCAGGTTCTCCAGCCGGCCGTCATCGGTGAAGCGGCTCGGCAGGTACATGTCGCTGTATCGGCGGTTCGGCCGCCGCCAGGTGTAATCCTCATCGAGCAGCTGCGTGAAGAAGCGGTGCAGCAGCGTCTGCCAGGGGATCACTGGCGCCAGGAACTGGTCGATGATCTGCTCGATGCCGCCCGGCAGGTTCCCTGCCCCCGCGATCTTCGCCTGGTGCACGGCAGTGACCACCGTGTTGATTACCTGGTGCTTCTGGTCCTGGGTCAGGGGCACGATGTCCTGGCCGGTACCGGGACCGAATGCGCCGGTGAAGCCCCCTCCGCCGTTCTTCTGCATGGCGTCGTAGATGTCTTCCTCGGCCATGCCGCGGTACTGCTCATCGAGACACGGTTGTGTCCCTTCGAACGAGTAGCCCTCATCCTTCAGGGGGATGTTGATGTTGTGGTCACACGCGTAGTTCCACACGTCCGGACACTTGTCGCCGAGTCGCAGCGAGTGCAGCTTGGCGACGTGCCACA